CCTTGATATTTCTCCGGGGGGACTTTTTGAAAAAGCATTTAGAAAAGCTTATGAGGCCGGTTTCGATTATTAAACCTCCTTTCTCTCGATACAACTGTCATTTTCCTCTCCTTTCAAGTGATAAATGGACCGAGCTTCGTAAGCCTCTTTAAGTGCTTTTTCAAAGTATGGTAAAAGTGTGTGAAAACAGTAACAAAACTATAACAAGAGGAGGCAGTAAGAATGGCGAGGGTCAGCAAAACTAATACCTCTGGTTCGACTAGAAAGTTACGACCTGCGCTTACACCCGAATCTGACGAGAATCAGATGATAGCTTTGGCTATGGACCTGGTAAAACAGCGTCTACTTGACGGTACGGCTACATCACAGGAGACAACTCACTTCTTAAAACTAGGAAGTAGCAAGGCTAGACTCGAACTAGAGAACTTAAGAGAGCAAAACGAAATGTTGAAAGCTAAGACCAGTCAGATAAGGTCTCAGGAAAACCAAGAGAAATTGTTCAAAGATGCGATTGCAGCTATGAAACGATATGGCGGACACGCTGACGAAGAGTATGAAGAGGATGATGAATATGACGAGTATTAAAACGTATTCAGAGTTAATCCTTTTACCAACATTCGAAGAACGATACCGATATTTACGCCTTGGAGGTAGAGTAGGGGAGGAAACATTCGGATTCGACCGATATATTAATCAAATGTTTTATACGTCCGAAGAATGGAAAGCTATTCGACGTAAAGTAATCATTAGAGATAATGGTTGCGACTTAGGCATGGATGATCGCGAGATCCATGACAAAATATTAATACATCATATGAATCCTATAAGTAAGATTGACATTCTTGAAAGAAGTAAGTTCCTTTTAGATCCTGAATATTTAATATGTGTATGTAAAAGAACACACGATGCCATTCACTATGGTGATGACAGCATACTATTCACAGGACCTATAGTGCGAACTAGAAATGATACTTGTCCTTGGAGACGATAGCAGGAGGTGATGTTAGATGGATTCAATACTTACAACAATTAAGCAAATGCTTGGCGGTTTAACCGCACAAAACACACATTTCGATACTGAAATTATTGCACACATAAACACCGCATTATTCCGACTACATCAGCTTGGCGTCGGTCCCGAGACACGAGCACATATAGAAGACGCATCCGACACTTGGGAAAGTGTGTTCGGTAATATGGATGACATGCAGGCTGTTAAAGACTTCATATACTTCAAAGTTAAGTTAGTCTTTGACCCTCCTACAAGTTCATTCGTTCTCGAATCCATAAAGTCTCAAATAAATGAGCTCGAATGGTGTCTGTGTAATGACAAGACGAATGAATCTTACGATAAAAATACTTAACGACACTCACAGGAGGTGAAAATTCAAAATGGAAAATAACGCATTAGCCCACTGGGGTATAAAAGACCAGAAATGGGGAATCAGACGTTTCCAGAACAAAGATGGCTCTCTTACACCTGAAGGTAAGAAGCGATATAGAGATAAAGACGAAGATTCCGACAAAACGCCCGAAACTCCTGAAGAAAGAAAAGCAAGAATCCTTAGAAGTGGAACAGCTGAAGAGGTAATGAAGTATCAAGGTCAGCTTACTAATAAAGAGCTCAATGATGCTGTACAAAGAATTCGAATAGAAAACGAGCTTAATCAGATTTCAGCATCTCAGAGAACTAGAGGTATCGATAAATTCAAGAAAGTTATGGATGATGTCGATACCATACGTGGCGGTGTTGAAAAGGGTCTTAGCGCTTGGAATACAGTTGCTAAGATCAATAATACTTTTAATAAGAAACAGATGCCAACAATCGATGGTAAATATTTTAAGACTGATTCTGAAGATAAGAAAATAGGAAAGCCTAAGAAAGAAGAACCTAAGAAAGAAGAGCCTAAGAAAGAAGAACCTAAGAAAGAAAAACCTAAGAAAGAAGAACCTAAGAAAGAAGAGCCTAAGAAGACTAGGGAAGAGATCCATAGAGAGGCCGAAAAAAAACGTAGGGAAGAAGAGAAGGCCGCTGAAAAACGCCGTAGGGAAGAAGAGAAAGCGGCTAAAAAGCGTGAAAGAGAAGAAGCGGACGAGCATCGTAAAGCTGAGAGGCGTATGAAAAAATTCGCTAAGAATCTTAAGGTGGAAGAATATGATAGTGATTACATATACACCGATGATTTCCGAGATATATCAGATAGCGGTAGATCAGCATATAACAACGTTTCGTCAACAGCTGTCGTAACTACTTCCAACGTATCACGAGGAAGAGACGCTGTTAATAGAATACTAGCATTACCCGCGGCCTCAACTCCGATGCTTCCAGCTCCAAGAGACGATAAATAAAGGTGATTAAATATGGCATTATCGAACACAGCAACACCTAAATATTACGGTATGTTTCGTGATGCCGTAATGCGAGGCGAAATCCCAATATGTAAGGAAATCGAGATGGAGATGTACCGTATCGACGACCTTATAGCAAACCCTGGCATCTGGTATGATGACCAAGCAATTGAAGGTTTCATAGAATACTGTGAGAGTGAGCTTACTCTAACTGACGGAGAAGATCTCCGGTTACTAGACACTTTCAAATTATGGGCTGAACAGGTGCTTAGCTGGTTTTACTTTGAAGATAGAAGTGTTTACGTACCATCACCAGATGGACACGGTGGACGTTATGTTCGTAAAAGGATCAAAAAACGTCTGACCAATAGACAGTATCTGATCGTTGGACGAGGAGCAGCTAAGTCAATGTATGCTTCGTGTATGCATAGCTATTTCCTCAATGTCGACACTTCAACTACACAGCAGTCCACTTGTGCTCCAACCATAAGACAGGCTGACGAGGTTCTTTCTCCAATCAGAACGTCAATAGCTCGTGCAAGAGGACCACTATTCAGGTTCTTGACCGACGGCTCATTACAGAACACTACTGGTTCTAAAGCTGAAAGACTAAAACTCGCATCAACCAAGAAGGGTATTCAGAATTTCTTGACCAACTCATTGTTGGAAATAGTTCCTATGTCCATCGATAAGTATCAGGGTCGAAGAGATAGAATAGTATCAATCGACGAATGGTTGTCCGGAGACATCAGAGAGGACGTAGTTGGTGCTGCATTACAGGGCGCTTCTAAAAACGACGACTATCTCATTCTAGCAATTAGTTCCGAAGGTACAGTGCGTAATGGACCTGGCGATACAATCAAAATGGAGTTGAGAGACATTCTCAAGGGTGAATACCCTGCTCCCAACGTATCTATATGGTGGTATAAACTCGATTCTGTTGACGAGGTAGCCGACCCAGACACGTGGAGAAAGGCTAACCCTAATCTCGGTTTGACAGTGCAATACGAAGCTTACCAGCAGGATGTAGATAGAGCTGAGAAAGCACCAGCAACCAGAAACGATGTTCTAGCAAAACGTTTCGGCCTTCCAGTTGAAGGTTTTACATATTACTTCACTTATGAAGAAACCCTCCCTCATCGCAAGCGAAATTATTGGAATATGGCTTGTGCGTTAGGAGCAGACCTTTCACAAGGAGATGACTTCTGTGCATTCACGTTCCTTTTCCCATTGCGTGACGGATCGTTCGGAATAAAGACTAGAAACTACATTACATCAAATACACTTATGAAATTACCATCAGCCATGAGGTTGAAGTATGAGGATTTCATGAAAGAAGGAAGTCTCATCGTTCTTGAAGGCACAGTATTAGACATGATGCAGGTGTACGATGATCTCGATGAGCATATAATCGAATCCAACTATGACGTTCGTTGCTTAGGATTTGACCCTTATAACGCTAGAGAGTTTGTCGAGCGTTGGGAAAGAGAAAACGGACCTTATGGTATCGAAAAAGTTATACAGGGTGCAAAAACCGAATCCGTTCCGCTGGGAGAATTGAAGAAACTCTCAGAAGAGCGGCTTCTTTTATTTGACGAAGAACTCATGACTTTTACTATGGGTAACTGCATAGCTCTTGAAGATACAAATGGTAATAGAAAGTTACTTAAGAAGCGATATGACCAAAAGATAGACGCCGTTGCAGCTATGATGGACGCTTATATCGCCTACAAGAACAATAAAGAAGCTTTTGAGTAAACGAACGATAAGGAGGTAAATTTTCGAAATGGGAATACTGCAAAGATTTAAGCGCGGTTGGAACGCGTTCGCCAACAACCGTGACCCCACATATAAATTTGACTCTGAGCGGGGGGTGGGTTCGGTCTATAGACCCGACAGAGTTAGATATACCCGAGGCAACGAGCGAACCATCGTGACCTCTATTTACAATCGAATAGCATTAGACGTCGCAGACCTCGATATTAGACACGTTCGACTGGATGAAGAAGGAAGATTTATAGATTACATAAACTCTGGTCTCGACAACTGTTTAACAATCGAGTCAAATATCGACCAAACAGGTAGAGCATTCATTCATGACGCTATACAGTCAATGTTTGATGAAGGTGTTGTGGCTCTGGTTCCTGTTGATACCGACATCGATCCCCTTGATACTGAATCTTTCAAGATTGAAACCATGAGAACAGGTCGAATAGTCGAATGGTATCCGCAGCATGTGAAATTGAACGTATATAACGAGCGTACCGGCAGAAGAGAAGACATTAAACTTCCTAAAAGAATGGTCGCTATTATCGAAAACCCGTTCTTCACAGTCATGAACGAGCCCAACTCAACCATGCAGCGTCTCGTGAGAAAACTCTCACTTCTAGATGCTATAGATGAACAGAGTGGTTCTGGAAAATTAGACTTAATTATTCAGTTACCATATGTTATAAAAACCCCAGCACGTCGTCAGCAAGCCGAAGAAAGGCGAAAAGATATAGAAATGCAGTTGTCCGGTTCAAAGTACGGTATTGCCTACACAGACGGTACCGAACGAATTACGCAGCTCAATCGTCCTGTGGAAAACAACCTTATGAAACAGATTGAATACCTAACGAGTATGCTATATAGCCAGTTAGGAATCACTCAGAGCATATTGGATGGAACCGCGGATGAGCAGACGATGCTTAATTACCACAACCGAACAATCAAGCCTATTGTTGCGGCATTTGTTGATGAAATGAAACGAAAGTTTCTATCAAAAACTGCTAGATCGCAATCACAGTCAATTGCGTACTACAGAGATCCGTTTAGTCTTACTCCTGTTGACAAACTGGCTGAGGCATCGGATAAGTTTACAAGAAACGAAATCATGACGTCGAACGAAATTAGACAGAAGATTGGTATGAAACCTTCAAAAGATCCTAAAGCTGATCAGTTGATTAATAGTAACATCTCTCAGCCTAATGCGAAGTCCGAGCCGTCAGCGAAAGTGACTGAAGAAATTACAGAAGATTCTAAAGAAGGAGGAGAAAATCAAAATGGATAAATACGACTTTAGTGGTTGGGTCACCAAAGCCAACATTAAATGTACAGATGGTCGAACCATCATGAAAGACGCATTCAAACATTTCGATGGTCAGGTAGTTCCGCTTGTGTGGGGCCACCAGCATGACGATCCTTTCAGAGTCCTTGGTCAGGTTCTTTTGGAACATCGTGATGAAGGCTTGTATGGATACTGTTCATGTAATGACACCGAACAGGGTAAGAATGCGAAAGCGTTGGTAGAACACGGCGATGTTAAATCCATGTCTATTTTCGCTAATAGACTTAGACAGAACGGCGCTGATGTACTCCATGGCAACATAATTGAAGTAAGTCTTGTTCTTGCAGGTGCTAATCCTGGTGCTAAGATCGATAACGTTATTACACATAGTGATGATGAAGACGACATTATAATCTATGACACAGAAGGCGTTCTTTATACCGGACAGGGCGATGGTATTAGTATGTATCACGCTGATGAGGATGAAGAAGAGTCTGAAGACAACGAAGAATCTATCGAATCTGAAGATAATGAAGAAGTTATCGAACACGAAGATAAAAAGGAGAACAAGATGGAAGAAAAGTCTAAAGAAGGCGGCAAGTCAATTAAAGAAATACTTGACACCTTGAATGAAGAACAGCAGGAAGCTGTTTATGCAGTTATCGGTATGGCTATCGATGACGCTACTTCTAATAAAGAAGATAAAGAAAATAATGAAAAATCCGAAGGAGGAAAAGAAACTATGAAACACAATGTATTTGATCAGGAAACCACAAAGAACGAAAATGTTCTTAGCCACGCCGATCAGGAAGCCATCATCAACTTGGCAAAAGGTTCCAATGTAGGTAGCTTTAAGCTCGCTATGGAGATGTATAGAGAGAACAATGAAACTCTCCAGCACGGTTTTGATACCGAGGCTCTTGAGGCATTGCTTCCCGATTACAAGAACCTTAACCCTGGCGCTCCTGCGATTATCGGTCCCGACCAGACATGGGTAATGTCCGTAATCAACAAGATCCATAAGTCTCCTTACAGCCGTATCCGTACACGTCAGGCAGATAGACGTCAGGCTGAACTCAAGGCTAAGGGTTACCAGAAGAAGGGTGATGAGAAGAAGCTCATCGACACAATCAAGCTCATCGGTAGAACAACCGATCCTCAGACAATCTATGTAAAGGACGAAATGCATCGTGATGACATTGTTGATACAACCGATTTCGATCAGGTTGCATACAACTGGGCAATCATGAAGGATGCTATGTATGAGACTCTTGCTCTCGCAGCTCTTATCGGTGACGGTCGTGATGATCTCGATCATGACAAGATCAAGGAAGAGCATGTTCGTTCTATCTGGAATGACGAGGAGCTCTACACAATTCACGCAGATGTAGACTATGAAGCTATGAAGACTAAGCTCCAGGGCACAAACACTGGCGCTAACTTCGGTGAAAACTTCATCAAGGCTGAAGCTACAATCGAGACAGCTCTCTATGCTCGTGAGAAGTATAAGGGTACAGGTAAACCTGACTTCTATTGCGATCCTCACTTTGTTAACGTAATGCTTCTCGCTCGTGACATCAGCGGTCATCGTATGTATGAGTCCAAGGCTGACCTTGTTAAGGCTCTTAACGTTGGTGAAATCTACGAAGTTGAGCAGATGGCTGGTAAGACAAGAACAACTAAGGAAGGCGCTACTAAGAAGCTTATCGGTCTCTTTGTAAATCTTGCTGACTACCAGTTCGGTTCCACAAAGGGCGGCGAAGTTGTTAAGTTTGACGACTTCGATATTGACTTCAATAAGTACAAGTACCTCATGGAGACAAGACTCTCCGGTGCTCTTGTTAAGCCCTTCGCAGCTATCGCTCTTGAAGAGCCCACTACAGCTGAGGGTTAATAAAAACTAAAGGAGAAAATTCAAAATGGCGAAATTCTTTGGAGTAATCGGTTACGCTGAGTCGTATGAAGAGCGACCTGGCGTATGGATGGACCGAATAATAGAACGTACATATACTGGCGAACTACTTAGAAATGTCGGTAATTGGGTTCCATCATCCAATAGCACAAACGATAACCTAAACCTCAGTAATCAAGTAAGCGTTTTGACAGATCCATATGCCATGGAGAATTCTCACCTAATGAAATATGTCGAGTTTATGGGTCACAAATGGAAGATTACTAGCGTCGAAGTTCGTTACCCAAGACTAATATTAACCGTGGGGGGTGTATATAATGGCGAGCAGGCTTGATCTGCATAACGAGTTCATAGATGTTTTAGGCACTAAGGACGAGAAAGAAAGTAGAGTATATTTCAACCCCCCTAAATCGGTTGGTATGAAATACCCTTGTATTCGATACAAGAAATTACCGCCCGCTTTAAGGCGTGCCAATAATGGTATATACATTCTTACAGATGTGTATGAGGCGGTTGTAATAGATTTAGATCCAGACAGTGTAATTCCCGAAATGATACTTAGACGATTCCAATATTGCAGTATCGAACAGACTTACACTGCTGATAACCTAAATCACACTATACTAAAAATTTATTATTAATAAGAAGGAGGACAACATATGTCTAGATTGGTATGGGACCAGGCTGGTGAGAAAACTTATGAAGCCGGCGTCGATAGAGCTGTAGTTTACCCTATGACCGCTGCTGGTGTTTATGAAACAGGCGCAGCATGGAACGGTTTGACAGCTGTTAATGAATCACCCGAGGGAGCTGAACCTAGCCCTCTTTACGCAAACAACAGAAAGTATGTTGAGATCATGTCTTCTGAGGAATTCAAGGGCACGATCGAGGCTTACACATATCCCGATGAGTTCGAGGCTTGTAATGGCGTAGTTAAGATCGCAGAAGGCGTATATGCTACACAGCAGAACCGCGCTCGTTTCGGTCTTACTTACAGAACAGGTATCGGTAATGATACTCTCGGTACCAAGTATGGTTACAAGATCCACTTGGTATACAACTGTCTTGCATCCGTAGCTGAGAAGGAAAATCCCACTATCGGTGAAGAGGTTGAACCTACTACACTTTCTTGGGAGTTCAGCACAACCAAGGTTGACTGTGGTACATTTGAGCCTACTGCTCACCTTATCGTAGACTCCACTAAGGTGGATGCTGAAAAGCTCGCACAGCTTGAAGATATGCTTTACGGTACAGAAGATGAAGAGCCTAAGCTTCCTACACCCGAAGAGTTTATCGCTCTCTTTGGTAAAGCAGCGTAAGATCTAATAAAGAATAATTATGGGGCCGTTTAGCAGGTAGCTGGCGGCTCCCTTTTTTAATTTGAAAGGAGAAAAATATTATGTTAAAGAAGCCTATTAAGTACACAAACTATGTTGGAGATGAGGTTACAAGAGAGTTTCACTTCAATCTCACACAACCCGAACTTATCAAGATGGAGACTCGCGTAGAAGGCGGTCTTTCTGCATCTCTTAAGGCTATTATCGCTACCGGCAAAGGCGGAGCAATCATCGATTTCGTAGAGGAACTCATCCTTAAGTCTTATGGTGAAATCAGTTCCGACGGTGATCGTTTCGAGAAGTCTGAAGCTAAGTCCATCGCATTTTCTCAGACACCTGCATACGAGGTTCTCTTCGAGGAGCTTACAATGAATGATAACGCTCTCGCAGACTTCGTAAACGGTATTATCCCTACAAGTTTGAGAGAAAAGCTCAATAAATAATTTCGAAAATAATAGGGGGAGGAAGAATGCTTACAATAACGATACCTGCTACCACTTTGTGGGATGAACGTAACGAAAGATTCATCAAAACGAAAGCGCAGACCTTGCAATTGGAGCATTCTTTGGTCTCTCTTTCAAAATGGGAATCCAAGTGGTGTAAAGCTTTTCTCGGAAAATCTGAAAAAACGGATGACGAGATCTTGGATTATATAAAGTGTATGACTATTACACAAAACATAGACCCCGAGGTGTATAACAGCCTCACTGATGAAAACATTCAGCGAATCAAGAAGTATATTGACGCTCCTATGTCTGCGACACGCTTTCCTAAAACCGAAAACGGAAAAACGAGCAGAGAAGTAGCTACTTCGGAGCTTATATATTATTGGATGATAGCACTAAACATTCCATTCGAGTGTCAGAAATGGCATTTGAATCGTCTTATCACGTTAATTAGAGTTTGTAACTTAAAGAACCAACCTAAAAAGAAACGTGGAAGCAATAGAGCTGCTGCTACCGATTATGCTGCTATGAATGCAGCTCGCAGAAAGAAATTAGGTACAAGGGGGTGAATAATAATGATTACTCTTGAAGTATTTTTGATAGGTTTGATGGTTATATCAACCTCTACTAGTCTTGTAACAGAAGCCGTTAAGAAAGTTCTTAACGCATGCAATGTTAAATACCACGCCGATCTTCTCGCTGGTATAGTATCAGCTGTATTGTCAGTTGGTGTAGGCATTGGTTATGTAATTCTCGAAAACGTCGGTTTCACTGGTCAGAGTATCGTATGTATCATAGCTCTGGCATTCATGAGCTGGTTAGGCTCAATGGTAGGATATGACAAGGTTATAGCACACATAAAATCAGTCAAAAAGGATGATGAAAAATGAGTAACAGCCCGCTAGCGAGTTATGTAAAAATTAGTCCAAACAGAACAAGCCCACGGAATCACACGATAGATACTATTAGTATTCATTGTGCTGTAGGACAATTCACAGCTAAAGAACTATTAAATTTACGTAACTTCACTAAGTATGATGCTGCTAAAGGTTCATCTTGTAATTATGCAATTGGTCATGATGGCTCCATTGGAATGGGGGTTGAAGAGAAAGACCGTTCTTGGTGTACTTCCAGCCGTTCCAATGACCATCGTGCAATTACTATAGAAGTCGCATCAGAAACCAAACATCCCTATGAGGTAACTGATGAGGCGTATAAATCACTTATAAATCTGCTTGTCGATATTTGTAAACGTAACAGAATCAAAGAATTGAAATGGAAAGCAGATAAATCTCTAATCGGAAAACCTTCCAAACAAAACATGACCGTACATAGATGGTTCGCTAATAAAGCTTGTCCTGGTGATTACTTGTACAATCGCCATGGTCAAATAGCTAAAGAAGTGAATGCTCGTCTCGGCATTAAGACTACTTTCAAACCTTATCGAGTAAAGGTTAACATAAATAATCTGAATATTCGAAAAGGTCCGGGAATCAATTACAATGAAACCGGATTATTTACCGGTAAAGGTGTATTTACAATAATAGCCGAGTCTAAAGGAAAGGGTTCCACCAAAGGTTGGGGAAAATTAAAGAGCGGAAAGGGATGGATCTCGCTCGACTTTACTAAGAAAATCTAAGGAGTTCAACATGATAAGTTTCAGACATAAAGGAGACTTCTCCAAACTGACACGTTATTTAGAGAAAGCCAAGGATGGAAGCTATCTTGCGTATCTCGATAAATACGGTCGAGAAGGTGTAGAGGCTCTTCGGTCTGTGACACCTGTTGATACAGGACTTACAGCTAATTCTTGGTATTACAAAATAGAAAGATCAAAGGGATCGATAGCGATCGTCTTTTTAAACTCAAATATTCAAAATGGAATTCCGATAGCCGTTATTTTGCAGAACGGACACGGAACTCGTAATGGTGGTTGGGTAGAAGGAAGGGATTACATTAATCCGACTATCCAGCCTCTCTTTGATAGAATCGCAAATGAAGCATGGAGGGAGGTTACTAAACTTTGAGTAGAACTATTGATGAAAGAGTAGTCGAAATGCGCTTTGATAATAGGCAGTTCGAAAACAATGTTCATACCAGTTTAAGCACACTTGATAAACTTAAAGAAAAGTTGAATCTTACTGGTGCTTCCAAAGGGTTAGACGAAGTAAACAAAGCAGCAAGTAAAGTGGACATGAATCCACTAGCGCGCGGTGTTGAAACAGTGGGTCTTAAATTTAACGCCTTACAAACAATGGCAGACCACGCCTTGCGTAGAATTACCGATCGCGCAATGGATGCTGGCGAAAGAATAGTTAAATCTCTCACAATTGACCCTATAAAAACAGGTTTCAGCGAATATGAAACCAAAATTAACTCAATTCAGACCATCATGTCGAACACGGCTAGTAAAGGTACGACGATGGAAGACGTTACGAAAGTAATAGGCGAGTTAAATACATATGCCGATAAGACGATTTATAACTTCGCGGAAATGACTCGTAATATCGGTACATTTACAGCAGCTGGTATCGGCTTGGAAGACTCTGCTGCTTCCATCAAAGGTATTGCAAACTTAGCAGCTGCATCCGGTTCAACATCTCAGCAAGCATCTACCGCAATGTATCAGCTTTCTCAGGCTATGGCAGCAGGAAGTGTTAAGTTAATGGACTGGAACTCTGTAGTTAATGCAGGAATGGGCGGCGAAAAGTTCCAGGAGGCATTAAAAGCTACAGCTAGAGAATACGGTGTGGCCGTAGATGAGATCATCGAGCGAAATGGTTCGTTCAGAGAATCACTTTCTGAAGGTTGGATTTCTACCGACATTCTTAACCAAACTTTACGTAAGTTCACAGTTGAAGGCGCTAAAGAATACGCCGACAGTATGGTTAAGTCCGGCAAGTATACACGGGAACAAGCTGACGCTCTTATCAAAGAAGCTCAGGCGATGGAAGATGCTGCCACGAAGGTTAAGACATTTACGCAGTTGATGGATACATTGAAAGAATCAGCTCAGTCCGGTTGGTCTCAGACATGGGAAATTTTAATAGGCGACTTTGAAGAAGCAAAAGAGACACTTACGAAAGTGTCAGATACTCTTGGCGGAATAATCAATGCGTCTGCCGAATCTCGTAACGAATTACTTTCCGACTGGAAGATACTCGGTGGTAGAAATGATCTTCTCGACTCGTTCGTAAACATTTTCGAAGCTATTAAAACGATCGTAGTACCGATCAAAGACGCATTTAGGGATATATTCCCTCCTATGACAGCAGAAAGACTGAAAGAAATTACCGAAAACATAGCTACATTTACAAGTAAGCTAAAACTCAGTGAAGTAGCCTCCGATAATCTTAAGCGAACTTTCAGAGGTTTATTTGCGATCGTCAATATCGTCAAAATGGCGTTCTTAGCAGTCTATAAAATACTTAAACCGATAATAGGTCTTCTTGTGAAATTTGCAGGCTGGCTGTTGAGCGTTACAGCAGCACTGGGTGACTGGGTTACCAACCTTAACACTAGCATGGAGATAATGGGTATATTCGATAGGGTTGCTCAGCGCATTATAGATTCCGTTAGTGAATTGTGGGCGATTCTTCGTGAGAAGTTCGTATCTCCTAGTTTGACATTCTTAAAGAAGTTCATAGCAAGTTTAGGGGAAGAAATGTCCGGTGTAGGTGGTTCGGCTTCAAAAATGAAAGAAACCGTAGTTAACGCTTTCTCTAAAATAGCATCGGCGTTGGAAGGAAGCGCGTTTTACCAGTTCTTGAAGACCGTATGGAAATTACTCTTGACTATAGGTTCCTTCGCGGCAGATGTTTTAACTAAATCTTTTGCAAACCTTAAAGAAAATATAGCTAATGCTGATTTTGAAAGTATACTCGAATTTATAAGGAGTATATCCGTAACTGCTATAGCCGTATATATAGCTAATTTTGTTAAGGGTTTGAAAGATATCACAAAATCATCTAAAGGCTTTATAGACGCTTTAAAAGATGTTGTTGGAAACTTCTCAGATGTTCTTGGTGAACTCAAGAAGACACTTAAAGCATTCACTTCGGAAATCAAATCAAGAGCATTGATGAATATTGCCAAAGCAATACTAATCTTAGTAGCAGCTCTGGTTATTTTAACATTCATTGACCAGGATAAATTGATGAGCGCTATTGCGGCGATGTCCATATTGTTTATAGAATTGATGGGAGCGTTTAAGTTATTTACTAAGATTGATGACATAGGTTCCTCTATAGGAAAGTCCGCATTAGTAATGCTTGCTATGTCAACATCAGTTCTCATCTTGGCCGCAGCGTTGGAAAAAATAGCCTATCTAAATATGAATGAACTTATAAACGGACTAATAGGAATAGGTTTCTTATTAGCTGGAGTTGCGATAGCAGCCAAATACTTGTCTTCGAGCAGTAATGATGCTCAAATCGTTAAGGGCGCGGCTCGAATGATCATATTCGCGTTTGCAGTGAAGATATTGGCAGGCGTAGTTGAAGATCTTGGCGCTCTCGATATTTTAACATTGCTAAAAGGTCTGCTCGGAGTGTCCGTATTACTTATGGGACTTAGCGCAGCTATTCATTTGATGACTACATCGATGAAAGATGTTAAATTCAGTAAGGCTGCCATTGGTATATTAGTTTTAGCTGTATCAATGAAAATAGTAGCGTCTGCTTGTAAAAGTTTTGCGAATATTAGCTGGAATGATTTAGCTAAAGGATTAATAGGCGCTAGCGTGTTGTTGGCCGGGTTAACGATTGCGGTAAAAGTAATTGCTAGTGCTTTAAAAGAAAGCGATTTCAGTAAATCAGCTACCGCTATTATTGCTATATCAGCGGCTCTTTTAGTATTAACATTTGCGTGTAAGAGCTTGGCAAAACTTAGTTGGAACGAGCTGGCGAAAGGTTTAGTGGGTGTCACTGTTTTGTTAGCGGGTCTCACAGCGTCCATAGCTATAATGGCTAAGTTCTTAAAAGAGTCTAATCTTGCAAATGTAGCTATCACATTGTTAGCGATGGCTGCTGCAATAAAGATATTGACCGATGCTTGCATTGGCTTATCTAAACTCAGTTGGAGTGGATTAGCTAAAGGATTAATAGGTATAGGAGCATCAATGGCTATACTCGCAGTCGGATTACGTGCAGTTAAAGGAACCGAAAAAGGTTCGTTAGCATTATTGGCGGCGTCTGTAGCACTGGCGGCCTTGGCTCCAACTTTAGCGTTCATAGGTCATTTGAAAATCAGCACAATAGCAAAGGGTCTATTAGCTATGGCAGGCGCATTTGCAATTCTCGGTATTGCAGGAGCTCTTCTTGCGCCTTTAAGTATGGTCATATTAACTCTTGCTGGGGCTATAGCTCTTGTAGGCGCTGGTACATTACTATTCGGACTCGGCTTATCTGCCATGTCCGCAGGTATTGTATTACTTAGCGGAGCATTAGCAATCGGTGCTGCTGGAATTGTTGCCGGAATGAAAGCTATAATTGTAGGTCTCATAGGAATAATACCAGATATAGTAAGAGTAATAGGTGACGCTATTGTAGCCGTTTGCGAAGCCATTTCTGGTAGTGCTAAATCTATAGGTAAAGCTATAGTTGACGTTCTTATAGCCACCATAGATACAATAGTAGCGAGTGCATCAGCAATAGTTGGCGGTCTCCTACAATTAGTTACAATCATACTCGAATCCCTTATTAAATATGCACCGCAAATTGTCGGTTATTTAATAGATCTTATACTCATCATAGTCGACATGCTCATCGGTAAGATGCCATCTATAATCGGTAAACTTGCCGGATTAGTTAGCGCATTTATGGATGCTCTACTAATAGCGTTTAAAGAAGCAGATTCAGACGCATTAATAAAAGGTATATTAGCTGTCGGTTTGATAGCTATCTTGGTGGAAAAAATAGCGAAGATTAAGGTTAATATAAAAAAAGCTTCTATTAATCTTGCTAAATTAAGCGTTATTATGCTAGAACTTGTAGCATTGTTAACGGTAGTTGGATTAATATCTCAAATACCAGAAGTAAAACGTTTAATAAGCGATGGTGGGTCATTCATGCAAGCGCTCTCGATAGCGATTCTTCAATCCGCTGTTGTCTTTGGAGCAGCTGCGGTACTTGCATCTGTAGCAGATAAACTTGGTAAGATACCGCTTGGAGCGGCTGCTAAAGGAATCGCACTTCTTTCAGTATTACTGTTGGAAATAGGTTCGATTATAGCGGTATTTGGTATTATAAGTAAAATTCCTTATGTAGAAGATTTTGTTAAATCCGGAGGCCCATTCCTAGCATCTATCGCTGCCGCTATAGGACAAGTAATAGGTGCACTAGTTGGAGGTTTAATAGGAGGAGTAGGAATAGGTATTGTAGATAGTTTAGTAACTATGGCTACTGGATTGTCAACCATGATGACCGAACTCAAACCTTTCTTGGAAGGCGCTTGTAACATAGACGCATCGGCATTGGGAGGAATAGGTATATTAGCGCTAATATGTTTAGAGTTAGCTGCGGCTGCGGTGTTGGCTCCTGCGGCAATATTAGGTTGCGCCGCATTAGCATTAGTAGTGCCCGTTATAGGAGTATTAATGACAGCGCTTGCAGTGATGGGCAATTTACCAGGTGTTAACTGGGTTCTTAGTGAAGGCTCGAGTTTTATAAGTAAATTGGTTGAACACTTAAAACAATTCGCTTCGATGATACCTCCGTTGCTAATCCTCGCATCATTCGCAGTTATAGGGCCTTTAGCAGCAGTCGGAGCTGCGGCTTTAGGTTTGGTAGTTGCTGAATTAGGTGTATTATTTACAGCATTCGGAATATTAGCTCAATTACCTGGTATAGAATGGCTGTTAAGCGAAGGCGTTAATTTTATTAAATATATAGTAGCATTGCTGGATGGTTTTGGAACTATGATATTACCATTAACCATAATCGCATCATTCGCGGTTATAGGGCCTTTAGCAGCAGTTGGAGCTGCAGCTTTAGGTTTGGTAGTCACCGAGCTTGGAGTTTTATTCTCAGCATTCGGAATACTATCACAATTACCTTGCATAGACCAATTGTTAAGCGATGGAGTCGAGTTCATTAAATCTATAGTATCATTGCTGGATGGTTTTGGAACTATGATACTGCCATTAACAATAATAGCATCATTCGCGGTTATAGGGCCTTTAGCAGCAGTTGGAGCTGCAGCTTTAGGTTTGGTAGTTGCTGAATTAGGCACGTTATTTACGGCATTTGGTGTATTATCCAATTTACCATGTATAGACGGGTTATTAAGCGATGGTGTTAATTTTGTATTAAAAATCGGAGAATTAATGTCGTCATTTAACGAGTTGATTGCTCCTCTTACTATGATTGTGGCGTTTACGCCTATAGCTGCCACCGCCATACCGGGTATAGCGGCACTCGGTTTAGTGATTACCGAAATGACAGCGATGCTCACGATATTTGGCGCTTTGTCTGCTATTCCGTTTATTGGCTGGGTATTGGATAAAGGCGGAGAATTCATCGTGAAAGTCGGCGATGTGATAAAGGACTTCATAGAAACCGCCAGTGATATAAAGAGCGCTGATTGTGACGCAGCTATAAAAGCTATGTCATCTATGTCACAAGTATTAAATCTCGTTCCTAATAATGTTGGTGATTTAAAAACGTTTAATAAAGAAGTTCCCAAATTAGCAGAATCTATGGAAGATTTCTATGATGATATAGAAGATATTGACGAAGACGCTATACCAACAGCGAAGTCTGCCATAAGTACCATTAGCAATATAAGTAAGATAAACGCTAGCGATATTAATTCGGTTTCTAAATCTATAAACGAATTTACAAAAGCTGTTAAAAGAATGGCTAAGGATATCAATGATGATCTTTCGAAATCTGGAAAAGAAGCGATAGAAGCGTTTATAAAAGGTATCGATGGCAAGATCCCAACTGCTGAGAGGTCTTGCAAAACGCTCGTATCAAAGAGCGCTAAAGCTATATCCGATAAAAAATCATCATTCAAATCAGCAGCAAAAGACCTTGTTAAAGGATTTGCTGAGGGTATCAGCGCTAACACATACATGGCTGAAGCTAAAGCTAGAGCAATGGCTAAGGCTGCGGCTGAGGCTGCCGAAGACGAGCTTGACATTAACTCACCGTCCAAGGTACTCCGAGATATAGGTTATTCTGTACCTGAAGGATTCGCTTTAGGTATCGATAAACTTACAAAAGTTGTAGGAGTTTCTGCTTCATCCATGGGCGATACCGCTATATCAGGAGTTAGAAGTTCTATATCTCGTATCGCTAATTTGTTCGACGGTGATATGGATGTACAACCTACGATCAGACCTGTTCTCGATTTAAGCGATGTCCGTGCTGGAGCAGGAAGCATTAGTAGAATGTTTGGTTCTGGGGCATCTCTCGGAGTAGAAGCAAATCTTAGAGCTATCGGATCATCCATGAACCGTCAAAATGGAGGAAACGATGACGTTATATCAGCCATCGATAAACTTCGCGACGATATTAAGAATATTAATAATAACACATATACAATTAACGGCATCACATACGATGACGGCAGCAATATTACAGAGGCGGTTAGATCCATTGTTAGAGCCGCTAAGATAGAAAGGAGGATATGATTTTGGCACTTCCAGATTATCATATAGTACAAAAAGGCGATACTCTTAGTGAGATAGCTGCTAAATATTACACTTATGTTAAAGATCAATATAGTACCTTTTGGAAATACATGGATTATTTGGTCGATCTCAACAATATTAAAAATAAAGATTTAATAATCGTAGGACAGAAGATCAAACTTAAAGGTTCAAAGGAAACTCCTAAGCCAAATAAAACATATATTCCTTCTATCAGATTATTCGGTTTGGTCGGCGGTACTGACCGTAAGTTATATGTGGACTGGAATTTCGATCATGGAAATGTCGATTACTACCAAGTCAGATGGAAATATACGGTATTAGTTGATGGTAAAAGATCAAGAACCGCAATCGGTCGATTAGAGTCTGTTACCACACAATATGATACATACGATGTTCCTCAGGAAGCAACCATTGTCACGTTTGAGGTTAGAGCTCGATCCAAATCATATAAAAATAATGGTAAAGTGGCATATTATTGGGGTGATAGCCTTGGTTATAGCTACCGGACTGTTAAAAATGATGCTGTGTATGATTTTACTAAATCTCCACCGGCCACGCCAACCAATCTTTCTATATCGATAGAAGACTTTAAATTAACGGCGTCTGTTAGCGGTATCGATGAAATATCAACATCGATGATCGAATTTCATGTATATTCGACCGACAGCGATGTAACGAAATATAGCGATAAAGTTAAAGTAACAGCTGGTAAAGCATCGATAACTTTTACGGTTGCTGGCGGACATGATTACTATTTCAAATGCAGAGGACTACACAGTCTTAATACAAGTAACTGGTCCGCACCGTCCGATATAGTCGGAACTGCTCCAGCAACGCCAACCATATCAAAATGTAATGCAGCAACAGAGAACTCAGTTAAACTCGAATGGGAGGCCTCTTTAAATGCTGAATCATACGTAATTCAGTACGCTACTAACGAGACATATTTCGAAGGTTCCGATCAGGTACAGTCATTCGAAACCACTGGTACAACATACACCAAAACTGGTTTGGAAACCGGTAATAACTATTACTTTAGAATTCAAGCTAAAAACAAACATGGAGAATCTGGCTGGTCCAAAGTTATGTCTACTTTATTAGGCAGCGGACCAGCTGCTCCTACCACTTGGTCTTCTACCGTAACAGCTATGGTTGGTGAAAAAATCACGTTGTATTGGGTTCATAATACCGAAGATGGTTCTGAACAAACCGGAGCTAAGATCGAATTAGACATAGATGGTTTTGGTAAAGAAACTATAGAAATAAAAGACGATACCAATTTCTATGTGTTGGAGACCTCAGGATATTACGAAGGTATAATTATAAGGTGGAAAGTCTGTACTTCCGCTTTTAGTGGAGATTTCGGTGATTACTCTGCTCAGAGAATAATACATGTTTATACGCCTCCTTCTCAGTATATTTCTTTAAAAGATCATAGTGGAGCGTATCTATCAACTCTAACAGTATTCCCGCTTAACATATCGACCATCGTATCCGCCGGAATACAGAAACCGATAGGTTATCATGTAACCATAGTGGCGGGTCAAAATGGAGAACCATTTGAGACCACTAATAACATGGGTGAAACAGTGATTATGAAGGACGGAGACGTAGTATATTCCAAATACGTAAACGGCGAAAAACTAGATTTGAGTATTTCAGCTCAGGATGTAACCTTCGAAAATGGTTACTATTATACTGTAAAATGTTTAGTTACTATGGATTCTGGTCTAACTACCGAAGGATCTAAAACATTTCTGGTTAGATGGTCAGATGAGTTAAACGATTTCGTCCCTAATGCATCTGTGTCTATAGATGAAGATAATCTTACAGCATCCATACAGCCATATTTAACAGATCTTGACGACAATCTCGTAACAGGTGTTCGTATGTCAGTCTATAGAAGAAACTACGACGGTACGTTTACAGAGATAATATCTGATGTCGATAATAACAAGCGTACCTGGGTTACAGACCCTCATCCTGCTTTGGATTATGCTCGTTATCGAATAGTAGCCAAGTACGAATCTAATAGTGCTGTAGTGTTCACTGATTTGCCTCCGAGTCCAGTCAACGGTGGAGGTATAGTAATTCAGTGGGATGAACAGACAATTGAATACGACGGTTTCTACGAAGATGAGTTATCGAGTCCTCCTTGGTCCGGTTCTATGTTGAAACTTCCTTATAATGTAGACGTTTCGGATTCGTTCAAACCCGATGTCGAGAAAGTTTCTTACATCGGTAGAGAACATCCTGTAGCATATTACGGTACTCAGGTAGGCGAAACATCCAAGTGGAATGCTGTAATCGATAAGAGAGACACTATCACATTAAATAAATTACGTCGTCTTGCTAAATGGATGGGTAACGTTTATGTAAGAGAACCCTCTGGTAGTGGATACTGGGCTAACATTACAGTATCTTGGAATATGAAACATACAGATTTAACAATCCCAATTTCAATTGATGTAACAAGAGTCGAAGGAGGTAAGTAACATGATAGATTGGTTGTCATCAATGCAACAGACTTATGAATATTACATAGTCGATCCTAAGACTTGGAAAGATAGTACACTGATTACAACCGTGAAATCGTGTACTATAAATCGAGATGCCGAAGCCGAAACTCTCGGTTCTGCCGCCCTCGATGTACTCAATTCGATAGGTGAGCGTTATATCAGAGTATACCTTGTAGTAAATCAAAATGGAGCTCGTGAAAAGGTGGCGTTAGGAACTTTCTTGGTTCAGACGCCATCAATGAGCTTTAACGGAAAAACAACAAGTGCATCAATTGACGCTTACACTCCCTTAATCGAACTAAAGGAAAATAAACCTGATATTGGTTACTATATCCCTAAGGACGATAACGTTATGAACAGAGCGTATATGCTTACTCGAGAGCATGTAAGAGCTCCTGTTATAAAACCTAATTGTGATACTAAAAACGCTTATGATTTCGTAGCAGATATAAGTGATTCTTGGTTATCATATCTAACGGACTTCATATCGAATCATATCTATGAAGATGAAAACAATAAGAACACAATAATCACTAAATACAGATTTGATTTAGACGAGTTAGGTCGTATTCTATTCGTACCAGAACAGGATGCGGCTTCTTTGCGTCCCGTTTGGACATACAATGATGATGGTAAATCGATTTTATACCCTGAAATTAAAGCTGATCAAGATCTGTACGGTGTACCTAATGTAGTTGAAGTTATATATTCCAACGGAACTGATAACTACTATTCTCGAGTGGTAAACGACGATCCTAACAGTCTCACATCTACGGTAAATAGAGGTAGAGAAATAGTGCATCGAATTACAGATCCTGACCTAGTTATCGGTAAGTTAACCCAAGAGCATGTAGATGAATATGCTACTCGACTTTTAAAAGAGTTATCATCTATCGATTATACGATCACTTATACACACGGCTATTGTCCAGTTAGATTAGGTGATTGTGTTCTGATTAATTACGCCAGAGCTGGTTTAACCAACATTAAAGCAAAGGTTATTAGTCAGACTATCAAGTGCGAGCCGGGTTGTCCGGTTACAGAAAAAGCAGTATTTACTAAAAAGTTATGGGGGTGATGTTCGATGAGTTTATCAGATGATTTGATTTCTCAGTTTGTCAAGACGACTAAAGATAAAGAAACGAAAAAAACTGAGACGATCGCATATGGAACTATTGTTGAGCGTGACGGGTTTATGTACGTACGTCTGGACGGTTCAAAAATATTAACCCCTGTATCATCATCCGAAATACTGAGGAATACAACTGCCGCCTTAAAAGAAAATGATAGAGTAACAGTTATGGTGAAAAACCATACAGCAGTTATAACAGGAAATCTTACATCGCCGTCCGCAAGGATCGAAACGGTCAAGGAAATCCAAACGGATATTATGAGAGTAGATACTCTTATCTCCGACAAAGCTGATATAAAAGACTTGGAAGTTGAAAGCGGTAGAATAGACGATCTCGAAGCTGATAAAGTGACCGTTAATAATAAATTGGTAGCGACCGAAGCTGACGTTGATAAGCTAGAAGCAGCAGATGTGGTGATTAAAGAACAATTAACTGCTAATAAGGCAAGTATAGATTCTTTAACCGCTAACAAGGCAGATATTTCCGATTTGGATGCGGCTACTGCTAGAATCGTAGATCTGGAAGCTAAGTCGTTAACTGTAGAGAATGCCGATCTCAAATACGCGAATATCGACTTCACTAATATCGGTAAGGCTGCAATGGAGTATTTCTACGCTCAATCCGGTTTGATTGATAATGTCGTTGTTGGTGATAGTACCATCACTGGTAACTTAGTGGGCGTTACTATCAAAGGTGACATAATCGATGGTAATACTGTAGTTGCCGATAAATTAGTAATACTTGGCGATGATGGTTTGTATTACAAGCTTAATACTGACGGAATGACTACCGATGTCGAACAAACCGAATACAACAGTTTGAATGGTTCTATCATCACCGCCAAATCTATTACTGCTACGAAAATTAGTGTTGACGATTTGGTAGCTTTTGACGCCACGATCGGCGGATTTAATATCACCGAACACTCGATTTACTCCGAAGTAAAAGATAGCGAAGGTAATACTACCAGAGGTGTCTACTTGGATAAGGATGGTCAGGTTAACTTCGGTGATGCTGACAAATACATCAAATATTATAAAGACGAGGAAGGTAATTACTTTCTTGCGATTTCCGCAGATACTATATTATACAATATTAACGGAAAACAGAGATCAATTGCCGATCTTGGAGTTATCGGCGAATATGTAAAAATCGGAATATATGAAGATGAGCCGTGTATTGAACTGGGCGAGCTCGATAGCGATTTTAAACTTGTTATCACTAATACTCGAATTATGTTTATGGAAGGTTCATCTATCCCTGCTTATATTAGTAATCAAGCTTTACATATTACTAAAGCCGTAATCGAGGAGGAAATTCAACAGGGCGAATTCGTATGGAAAGTCCGTGCGAATGGTAACATGGGACTAATGTGGAAAGGAGATAGTTAATGGCTACAGTTTCAAAATGGACGCCGTTTGGTGTCGCACTTGATATAACCGCTACTGGCGGTATAGTCACCAGAACCTCTGCAACTAAATTTACTGTAAAAATTAATGTCTCCTGGGAAACATATTACGAAGGAGCTCAAACGAATTATGGTATGACAGCTACATCTGGTGGTGTTACACATACCATAAGCGCATTCAACGGTACGAAAAGAAGCAGCGGTAGCGGTTCGTTTACAGGAACATATTCTATAAGCGGTAATGGTTCTGCTACGAAGACCATCACTGTCACTTTTAAGAACTTTAACACCGACAATGATGACTCTGCAAGTAAAAATGTAAGTTTCAATGTAACTGTCCCAGCTTGGACATCTTATAAAGTCACATATAACGCTAATGGCGGCACAGGTGCTCCTAGTGCTCAAACTAAATGGAAAGACCAAACCCTTACCTTATCGAGTGTTAAACCGACTCGTACGGGATACTCATTCTTGGGTTGGTCGACTTCATCATCTACCACTTCAGCTACATATTCAGCAGGCGGAAGTTATACCGCTAACTCGGCGGCTACGCTTTATGCTGTCTGGAAGGCGAATACTTATAAAGTCACATATAACGCTAATGGCGGCACAGGCGCTCCTAGTGCTCAAACTAAAACGTACGGAGTAACATTAACATTATCGAGCGTTAAGCCTACTCGTACGAACTACACGTTTAAAGGATGGGCTACCTCTGCTTCAGCTACGACCGCTGCTTATTCGGCGGGTGGAAGCTACACATCCAACGCTGCAATCACGTTATATGCTGTATGGGAACTTACATATAAGAAGCCATCAATTACGAATGTATCAGTCGTTCGTACGGACGCCGGCGATGAACTATCTGTAAAGTTCGATTGGCTTACCTATGCGGAGGTAGAAACCGTCAAAATAGAGCTTTCTTCATCGGAAGCAACTACAGAGTACCCAATCACAGCGAGCGGAACCAATGGGTCAGTAGAAAAGAGTATAACCGGTATTAATCCCGAAATTGCGTACGCAGTTCGGATCACGGTAACTGACAGTGGTGGAACATGGACGGTTTCGAGAAGCTCACCAGGTCTGATATTTGCTATGGATATTAAGGCTAAAGCTAAAGGTGTTTCGTTCGGTAAAGCGGCAGAATTAGACGGTTATGCAGACTTCGGTTATAAGACTCGACATAGAGATACTATGGAATTCGACCATAACCAAGTGATTAAAGGAACAGCTCCTGATGGCACGATCAAAGAGGCTTTCAATCCACAAAATGCAAACGGTAACACGGTTATCGGTTATGATAACTATGATTCGCAATCCGGTACTACAAATATATATGGTCTGGATATTCTTCACGGTGTAAGTAACATAGCTTCACCTGGTACGTATCGTCCGTACCGTCGCAGAGGTGATACTTTAACACTCATGATAAAAACAGCAGGCTATGTAACTAACTCTGGTAAAGACGTAACGTTTATAGTACCCCTGTCAATGCCAATAATAGGTTCTCCAACTGTAACTGTTACAAGTAATAACGGATTTGTACTTAGACAGGGTGAGAAATATACCCATGGCAGCTCAGCAAGTGTATATGTCACTCCTGATAGTTACGAAGTTAGCTATAGTATGTATGTTGGTGTGACAGTTACTGCTAAATTCTCAGATACCACAAATGTTATCAATAATAATGCTATTGGTATACTTTGGAATGGTACAATAACATTTTCATAAGGAGTATAAAGTATGGCTTTATATAAAGAAATTAAACAGTCTGATGGTGTGACAACTAATTACCATCGTATTTTGTTCATACAGCAGATGACGAATCATCATAATTCAATAGCCGTTATTTCTTATGTTGATGCGGAATCTAGAGAAAATGAAAAAGAACTGATAATGCAACCATACCAAAAATCGACCACATACGAGATCCCTTACGATCCAAATATGACAATCGAGTCTGCGTATGGTCATTTAAAAACGCTGCCTGAATTTGAAGGCGCCATTGATATTTGAAGAAAGGAATGAAGCTAATGGATAATACATTAACATATAAAGATACGATTCAGAGAGTCGGATATACTGAGATTAATGGTGTGAAAATAGTTCAGTATACCTGTATCATTCCTGTAGATAAGCCTCAGGAAATGCGTATAGGTCTCACAAAGCTCGATTCTGAAAAATACAAGACATATAGAGATGAGTGTAGAAGTGACTACGCTAAGTTTGAAGATGCAGCATATCTTCTTCAGGAAGAGTGTATCGCAAGATTGAATGGATAAGAGGTGGTTAATATGACAGAAGTTATAATCGTGGCTATATTATCACTCGTAGGAACACTTATAGGTACGTTCGGAGGCATCGTTACGGCTAACAAACTTACAACCTATCGAATAGAGCAGTTGGAAAAGAAAGTTGAAAAACATAACAATGTAATCGAGCGTGTCTTTGAGCTTGAGAAACATGAGGCTGTAATAGATGAAGAGATAGAACATCTCAAGGAATACCATCAGTAAGATAAGAAATTAGAGGGCGTGTCAGTATGACATTCCCTCTTGTTTTTACGCGTAAAAAACATACCCCTTTATGACTGAAGAGATTCAGAAATACATATTTTTAAGGAGAAAAATTATGAAAAAGAAAATATTCAGTTTGGGAATAGCAGTTATATTTATAGTGCTATGTTTGAGTGGATGCGGAAACAACCGTAATTACGACAACACAACAAACATTTGTTGGATGACTGTTGAATGTGAAAAGTGTGGAAACCCGGTAATAATCGGTGCTCCAGACGGTGACACAATAGACAGATGCATAGACTTGTTTGAGGTCGTTGACGTTACATGTGGTAATTGCCCCTCCAATTAATACATAGCGAGAATAGCAATTGCTATTCTCTTTTCTTCTTGTTTTTACTTTCGGTATCATCTATACCCGCATGAATGAGGGCTTACATGTACCCTAAAAAGAAAAAGCCCCATTTCTAGGGCTTCATCGTTACCGTATAGTTATTGATATTTCAAATGGCTCACTGTGAAACATCTTTCCTTTGCTTAATTCATCATATCCTAACTCTTTCTTGTTCTCGTTTGTAATCTTAATATTAGGTGGTCTATCGTACTCAATTTTCTCGATTATATCTTTCAAATGTATATTTTTAATTGAAGCATCGATGGTTGGATCTTGTAGTATGTTAAGCGTTTCTGTAAACTTCACAGACAGTTCTTTATAATCAATCGGTTCAGGTATGGATTCTTTTGCCTTACATAAAGCTTCGTTTATCTCTTCTTTCTCCTTTAATAATTTGCTGTTCAAAGATTTGAAAATATGACTTGGCATTCGCTCTTCTGGATCAGGGTGGTGTTTAGCTTCCCACTGCATTTTCTCTTTGATCTCCAGATCTTCTAATTGCTTCTCTAGTCTCTCCACCAGACTTTTATGCAATTTGATGGAGTCATCTTGTTGGTTCTCGACACGAACTTCGAAATCGTCTATAATATCCCTTAGGGAGTCGCAAACACGTTCCATAACCTCGTCGTAAATAGCGGAGCCGGTTTTACAGCGGACCTGGTTATTGCACATTACACGCGGTTTGGCGTATTCGACTCCTTTTCTTCTATATGTGTTATATCCCATCTTTGACCCACAATTCTTACAAATCAATATACCGCTTAGAGGGTTTTTAAGAGTAGTATCCGTCCTAGCACGATGTCGGTTACCTCTTATTTCTTTTGCTCTATTGAACATCTCTTCTGATATAATACCTTCGTGCTTGCCATTAAAGACTAGATATTCACCTATCTTTGCTTTAGGTCTTAATTCTTTTACTTCTTGGTCTTTGATTATCTTTATCGTCTTTCTCCAGTTCCAACGTACGCACCCGATATAGTGAACGTTTTCGAGCATCGTAAATATCGTCGGTGTTCTCCATATATTAGTTCCGCCAGGAGTCTTAACCTTCATCGCTTCCAGTCTTCTACATATTGCGGTAACACCAATATTGTCGTTACAATACCATTCGAATACTAGTCTAACGATATCAGCTTGGTCTTTTCTTTCTTCTAAAGTGTGGCATATTTTCTTTCCGTTTTGTTTAGTTATACGTCTATATCCGTACGGAGCTACAGACCCGATGTAATTACCTTCTCTAATACTATCAAGCTTACCCCGTAATGATATCTTCTTAAAATAATTCAAGTATTCATTACCACGTTTTAATTCTCGTTCGAACGCATCTCTATCATACTCGTCTCTTAAATCATATATCTTGCCTGGTGTAATTACGAACGTATTTGTATAACGTAATAGTTTTATCAGTCTACCAGCGTCTTCTAAATCACCACGACTAAGACGTTGAACATCGACTACGATTATGGCTTTGATTTTAGGACTCTCTATAGCTTTGAGTAATCGTATCATTTCCGGACGATCATCTATCGATTCACCGCTACCGACTTCTTTATATTTGTTTTCTTCTGGAATAGGACCACTTAAATGCCGCTCAGCATATTCCTTAATCATTCTTTCGTGCTTCTCCAGAACTTCTTCGACGGATAAGTACGGATCATCGAATCGTGATTTCCGATCATATTCTAAAGTTTCGTAATTGTAAAATACCGGATATTCTTTATACATAATTATCTCCTCTTGGTAAATATTTCTCGTTGTGTCAGACAATTTCATATTTTATAATGTTTTGGAACACTCACAGATAACGTTCTTGAAGCTTATGAATTTTTCATGGAGAAAATCGGAGATCAGTTATGATAAAAGCAAGGCCCACATAGGGTCTTACTTTTTCGCGATTTTTACATAGCGTTTAATGAAAGGAAGGTATTAAACTATGTTTAAAATTTTTAAAAAGAAGAAATTATTCAAAGAATGTATTGAGATAGAACAGAGGATAGATGATCTTAACAGATATATAGATTTGGAGGAACAGCTAATCAAATTAGCTACTACCTACTCATTTATAAGAGCGTGTAAGAAGAGAATCCGAGAAGCTAGACTCAAATTACTTGCTTTGGAATTAAGAGAAGCAGAAATATTAAACGAATTGTACTAACTAGTAAAAGTGAGAGGGCTAACGAACCCTCTTTCTTTTCGCGCTTTTTACAAGTCGTATTATGAAGGAATATACGAAAGGAGAAAATAAAAATGTTTGTTATATGTATAGTGGCATTAGTAGCATTAGCATTTATATTCAAATCCGACAAGGTATAAGAAAGTCAAAAGAGGGAGGTTAACAGAGCCTCCTATCTTTTCGCGTGAAAAACAATCCATTTAATGGATAGAATAAAATTTTTATAATAGGAGGAACCAAAACTATGGGAACAACTGGTGTAATTTTGACTGTAATCGCAGGTTTGATCTTACTTGCTATTGTAGCAGCTTTAGGCTTCGCGATGGTATTTATGGTTAAATATGCCTTTATAATCATTCCAGCATTAGTGGCGAGAAGTGTTATTGGCAAAGTGACCGATAATAAAAAGAAGAATTCTGACAAGAAATAAAGGAGGGCCGATTGGCTCTTCTTTTTGTTTTAACCTAGGTTTATATTTTTCCGTACTCAGGTGACAGAAAACGATGTTATTTTTATATCGTAAAAATTCCCCGGGTTGGAAATTTAGAAAAACAAAATAAAACGAAAGGAGAAGGGAATGGAATTTTTATTGTTTTTGGGAGGTTTGCTCATAGGAATCGCACTAACGGGTTTATTCTTCGTATTTAAGACTGGTTCTGGCGTTCTCAAAATCGATCACTCTAACCCGGAAAAAGATGTATGGCGATTTGAGATCGATGGGGCTGTTCTGGATAAGATTAACAAGAAGACTCGTATAGAGCTAAAAATCGACCATAACGCGGATCTTTCGCATGAATAACAGCGCATATTATGGAACGTAATTAAAAATAAAAGGAGGAATGCAGTATGAGCATAAAAACGTTATTACGTGAAGAGATCCAGAGAGACATGGAAACTTTGAAAGACATGGAGGTTGGCTCAGACGCTTACAAAGCGGCCGAGGACGGCACTGTCAAGCTGATAGATCGGTATATCGAACTTGATAAGCTTGATTTCGAAGCTCAGGATAAGACAGAAAGTAGACAAGTCGAAACCTATCTTAAAAAGGAGCAGATGAAACAAGATAAAAAGTTAACGATATTCAGATTGATCATTGATATTGCTGGTATCGCAGTGCCGATAATTGTAACGGTTTGGGGAACCAAGAAGTCTTTCGAGTTTGAGAAAGAAGGAACTATCACGACAATAATGGGTAAAGGCTTCGTGAGCAATCTTGGAAGGTTATTTAAACGATAACGTTCCGAATTTAGAGGTTATGTACGTCATAGCCTCTTCATTTTCGCGGTAATTACAAATTATATTATGGAAACTAGTTAAGAAAGGAGGTTTACGACAATGTTGAAGAATTGTTTGATATTTGCAACAGGAGCAGTAGCTGGTGGATATGTTATGTATAACAAGATATACAGAACTATCGCCAACTCATTCCTTGCTGCGCACATGCCAAAGAAAAACAACAAATCGGAAACCGAAAAGAAGGATAACTAAATTCGAGGCAGAAGCGGTTAGAACAATCGCTTCTAGTCTTCTCCGGAGGTGATCTATGCGGTATCACTACGAAAAACCAGAAGTATTCTTGTCTGTATATGGAACTACATACGAGTGTAACCACCCATTGTACGACAGATGTACATTATTCAAAATAGATAATAAAGGTTTGGCAGTTATACAACAACGATTCGATAGTGAGTCAAAATGTAGCTACTGGACAGAGGTAGATCCCTGGTTGACTGATATTTTGTACTTACACCCTAAATTCAAAACGTTTTTCGACGAGCGTGCTGGTGAATGTACGGACGACTTATATCCAACAGTAACTATCAGACAAATAATGTGGGGATTAAAGTTGAAACCGATACCCAGAGAGCGTTGGGAAACTTGCTTTGATAGACGAATTATTTGATGATCGCGAGTTTTACAATTCGTATTATAGAAAACAATTATGAAAGGAGCTTTATTATGTTAGATAAGGTTTATGAATGGTATGACGAGAAGTTAGAGGAGGCAGTTAATGACGAAAATGCTCGCCGTGCGGGTGCGAAGGCTTTCGGCCTTGGCATGCTTAACGGAGCATTAACATTCATGGCGGCGTTCGGAACTGTCGTATACACAGGATTAATCGTTTCGGCGTTTAAGCGCAAGTAATTAATTCTAAACGCTAGGATATTCTGAAAACAGGGTATCTTAGCTTTTCTCGCAAAAATAACATCGGCTATAATGAAAGGAGAGTATAGTGATGAAAGAAAAGAAATTTAAAATCGGACCATCATTTATCTGGAAAGGTGCCGGATTGATTTTAGCTGGATTGACATATATAGTGTCTAGCGTAATCGACAGTCACAACCAGAAAGAGATGAAAGAAGAGATTAAAAACGAATTAAGAGAAGAACTATCTAACGATCAGAGCCAGGGGACCATTTAGGTCTCTTGGTTTTTATTTTTTGGCATTTATTGAAAGGAGAGAAAATAAAAATGCACAAACCAAAAATTCCAAAATTCCTCAAAAGCGTACAACGTACGTTAGGAAAACACAGTCCAGAGATACTTACGGGTATTGGTATCACAGGATTGATTTCAACTACCGTAATTGCTGTACGCGCCACACCGAAAGCTCTCGAGTTAATGAAAGAACGACACGAAGAGCTTAATCTTGACAGCGACCAGCGATTACCTGTCAAAGAGACAATTAAAGCTACCTGGAAGTGTTATATTCCAGCGGTCGCAACAGGAGTTACATCAACAGCTTGTATCATACTGGCTAGCTCCAAGCATCGAAAACGCAATGCTGCTTTAGCTGCTGCTTACAAGTTATCAGAAACGGCATTCACCGAGTACCGTGAGAAAGTTGTAGAGACGATCGGCGCTAAAAAAGAAGAAGCTGTAAGAGACAATCTCGCAAAGGATAAAGTTGAGAAATCTACGCTAGGTCCAAATGAGGTGATCGTAACTGGTAAAGGTGAAACCTTATGTATGGACTATCAGACAGGCAGAACATTCAAATCCGATATCGACCATATCAAAAGAGCCATAAATCAGTTAAATTATCAGATGCTTAACAATGAATATGTGTCTTTGAACGATTTCTATGATGAAGTTGGTCTATCTCATACTGATATGGGCTATAATCTCGGATGGCGAGTTGATAAGGGACAAATTAAAGAGCATCTGAGCGCCCAATTACTTGATGGAAATCCGTGTATAGTGGTTAATTTCGTAAATCCACCTACTTACGGCTATTCCAGCTTCACTTAATTCGCGGAAATTACATTGCATTTAATGGAAACAAAAATAATTTGAAAGGAGTTTTTCAGTATGGAAAACACAGAAATCATGAACAATCAGGAACTCGAAGTTATGGACAACTATGAGGTAGAGGAGGTTAACGAAAAACCTAAGCTTAGTAAAGGTGCTATAGCAGTCGGAATCGTTGCTGCTACCGGAATCGGAATTGGAGTAGTAAAAATCTGCAAGAAGATATTCGGTAAGAGCGATGAAAAGAAGGCGAAAGCACTCGAAAAGAAGGGTTGGAAGGTAACTCCACCCGAAGGAGTCGACGAAGAGGTAGTTGAAGCAGATTATGTGGACGTTGAGGAAACGACCGAAGAATAATTTGTTCCGAGAGGAGAGGTATCAAACAGATACTTCTCTTCTTTATTTTTAACATATTTGAAAGGATGAAACATAGTGAGTGACTACAAACCAAATTCACACGTTTACAAAGAGGAGCAGAAGAAGGCTCTCGAGGAACGTAAGAAAGCAGAAAAAGTTGTTAGCGGACCTGTAAAACTAAAAAAGAAGAGTGGTATTACCAAGTTAACCGATAATATTATCGCTGAAGACGCTAAGAACGTGAAAACTTATATTTTAACAGACGTGTTACTTCCTGGTATCAAGAAAGCAATATTTGATATTGTCACTGGCGGTATCGAAATGCTTATTTATGGTACTACTGGAAAGCATAAAGGTGGTTCATTAGGATCTAAGGTATCCTACAGAAATTATTACGAGCGCAGAGACGACCGTTCAGACGATTCTCGTAGCAGAACTAGATTTGACTACGATGAGATCGTATTCCCGAGTCGTGGAGAGGCCGAAGCAGTTAGAGACCAGTTGGTTGATATTATAGCTAAGTACGGCTTCGCAACAGTGTCTGAATTGTACGATATGATCGACGAAACAGCACCATATACAAGTAATCGTTACGGATGGACAAATCTCCGTAATGCAGAAGTACAGAGAGTAAGAGATGGCTACATTATCAAGTTACCTAAGCCGTCTCCGATAGATTGATATTTAAGGAGAAAGGTATGAAAGAAACAAAAGAAATGGTATCTCACCCCGCGCATTACCAGTCAGAATCTGGTCTTGAGGTAATAGACGTAATCGAAGCATTCACTTCAAAACTTACAGGCGTAGAGGCATTCAATACTGGTAATATCATCAAGTATGTTTGCAGATGGCATGAAAAGAATGGTGTCGAAGATCTCGAGAAGGCGAGATGGTATATTAATGATTTGATAGACCGTGTTAAGCATGGAAATCCGCCAAACACCATTGATGTGTACTTTGCAGATAGAAAGGCTGCCGAAGAGTGCATTGAATCTATGCGTCAGATAATCGAGACTTATGGCGTAGTAACGGTAGCTGATCTATACGAGAATGCTCACCTTGATTGTGACTATACCTATAACAATTGGGGATGGGTAAATCTCGAGAAAGTCGACGTTTTGAAAGTACGCGATGGTTATACTCTGAATTTACCAAAACCCTACAAAATAAATTAAAAGGAGAATGACAATCATGAGAAAAATTAACACAAAAGGCTTATCTAGAGCTTTCCATAAAGTTGGATTTAAATTCAAAAAGCACAGCCCTGAGATCTTACTTGGGGCTGGTATCATTGGTGGTGTAACTGCTACAGTATTGGCTTGTAAAGCTACTGTAAAAGCCGCTGAAATCGTTAAAGAAGCAAAGAAAGAAGCCGAAAAGGTTCACCAGGTTCTCGATGAGCCTAAATTGCAGGCTATGTACGTAGAAAAGTACGGCGAAAAATTTACAGAGGAAGAGTGTAAGAAGCAGACTCGTATTGTATACGCACAGACGGGTCTTAAGCTTGCTAAAGCATATGCACTTCCTGTAGGTCTTGGTGTACTGTCCATCACGAGTATCCTTACTTCCCATAACATTATTCGTAAGAGAAATCTTGCTCTTGCTGCTGCATACACAACTCTTGATTCTAGCTTTAAGGGTTACAGAAGTCGTGTGATCGAGCGTCTTGGCAAAGAGATGGACCGCGAGCTTCGTTATGATATTAAAGCTAAAGAAATTGAAGAAAAAGAGGTCGACGAGAACGGTGAAGAAAAGATCGTTAATAAGACTGTAGCAGTATCTAATCCTAATGTACCTAGTGACTACGCACGCTGCTTCGACGAAACTTGTACTAACTGGGAACGCGATTCAGAGTACAACTTGGTATTTCTTAAGCAGGTACAGTCGTTTATGAATAATAAGCTACAGACACAGGGTTATTTGTTCTTGAATGATGTATATGAGGCGCTTGGTATTCCTAAGACAAGAGCTGGTCAAGAAGTAGGATGGGTCTACGACGAAAAGAACCCTATCGGCGATAACTATGTTGACTTTGGAATCTATGATCTTGATGACGCTAGAAAGAGAGAATTCGTAAACGGATACGAAAAGTCTATCTGGTTGGATTTCAACGTTGACGGTCCTATTCTTCACATGATGCCTTGAATGGCTGGACTCGATAGTCCACTATCGGGAAATATTTGGCGGGATTCGCTAGACTTTCCATGGCTTGTTCCGCCAACAATAGAAAGTCCAGAATGGACACATTTATCACTTAAAAGGATGTGATCTAATGACTGGTAGAGATTTGATAGTTTATATTCTTGAAAATCGTCTCGAAGATAAGCCTGTTTTTGAGAGTGGTACTTTTATAGGTTTTTTGACTGTTGAAGAAGCAGCTCTGAAAATGGGAGTTGGACCAGCAACTATAAAATCGCTTGTCGATCTGAAACTGATCAAAGGCGTGTATGTCGGTACGGAACTTTATATTCCATTCGACTTTGATGTAAAATAAGGAGAAGAAAATGAATAACTCAATAAAATACTTTATAGCATTTTCCTTGGGAGCAGCTGCTGGTGTGGCTGCTTCTTGGAAGATATTAAAAGATAAGTACGAACGCATCGCTCAAGAAGAGATCGATTCTTACAGAGAAGTACGTTCAAGACTTGATAATAAAAAAGAAAATGAACATGAGGAGCCAGAGCAAATAGATCCCGAATTCGAAGAATATGCAAGTATTGCTTCCAGATATTCAGGAACTGACACAGTTGACGAAGAGAAAGATTCAGTAAACATTATCGAGCCTTATGTAATCATTCCCGAAGAGATAGGTGAAACCGGTTATGAGATAGTAAGTCTTACTTATTATCAAGACGGCGTTCTTACCGACGATATGGGTCTCGTTATCGAAGATGAAGACATCGAGGATATTATCGGACCGGATGCGCTAAATCATTTCGGAGTACATGAGGACGATTCTGTTCATGTTAGAAACGATAACTTGAAGAGAGATTACGAGATCCTACTCAATCCTGAAAACTATGCCGATTTGCAATGGCGTGAGCATCCTCGTTCAACGGAGGAATAATTTTGCGAAATGATATTAGAGATGAATACTTCGATTGGCTTTTCGAAATAGTTCACGATGATAAATTCGCAGAACCGTATAGTTTTATTAAACTATTATCACATTTGCACAATATCGAGTTCAAACCTTCAAGAAGGCATCTGGACGACCTAAACCGAGCAGAAGCGGGTTGCGACCTGCGATATAGATTCGCTTGGGTTGAAGGTTATGCAGATGTCAGTGATGAGATTCTTGATATTCTTGAAGGCCCGTGTAGCATGTTGGAAATGATGGTAGCTCTCGCTATTAAGTGTGAGGAAACCATGGACGATGCAGCTATCGGCGATAGGACTGGACAGTGGTTCTGGAGTATGATAGTCAGCCTCGGTTTGGGATCTATGAATGATATGCGTTTCGACGTCGATAAAGTCGATCAAGTTATTGATAGATTTCTAAAACATGAGTATGAGCCGAATGGAAAAGGCGGATTATTCACGCTAAAAAAGACTAGTATAGATCTTAGAAACGTGAGTATCTGGCGTCAAATGTGTTGGTATCTGGACGAATTTATATTCTAACAAATAGAAAAGGAGAGAACGACAATGAAAAAGAAAATGAAGGAGTATAAGCGAACGAAAGGGGATTAAATATAGATGGTTGATTTTTTGATAATTTCAACACGTCCAACTAAAAACGGAATAGAAATATACCCTAGGTTTCGATTATATCCTAAAAGTTCTGATTTAATGATTCGAGGCGGTGACTTCTATGCTATTTGGTTAGAAGAACTAGGCTTGTGGTCTACGAATGAGCAAGATGCTCTTCAATTGATAGATCGCGAGTTAGATAAGTACGTAGAAGCGAACCGCGATAAATTTAATAGTAATATTCGAGTCTTGCACATGTGGGACTCGGAATCCGGAATGATTGATGCTTGGCATAGATATTGTCAGAAGCAGATGCGAGATTCTTATGAAATGCTTGATGAGAATCTTATGTTTTCAAATTCTGAACCTAATAAAAAAGACTATGCTAGTAAGAGGCTCAATTATCCACTTGAAGATGGCGATTGCCCCGCTTATAAGAAGCTCATATCGACTTTATATTCTGAGGAGGAACGATTAAAGATCGAGTGGGCTATAGGCGCCATAGTGACAGGAGAATCAAAATACATTCAAAAGTTTATGGTTCTATATGGCGCTGCTGGAACGGGTAAATCGACCATCTTGAATATTATTCAGCAACTATTCGAGGGTTATTATGCTGTGTTTGACGCTAAAGCTCTCGGATCTGGAACCAATCAATTTGCGTTGGAACCATTTAAAAAGAACCCTTTGGTAGCTATTCAGCACGACGGCGATCTGTCGAGGATCGAAGATAATACCGTGTTAAACAGTTTGGTTTCTCATGAAGAAATGCCTGTTAATGAGAAATACAAAGGCACATATACAAATAGATTCAAGTGTTTCCTGTTTATGGGAACGAATAAACCAGTAAGAATTACGGACGCTAAATCGGGTCTTATAAGACGATTAATAGACGTAACTCCATCCGGTGAAAAATTGAGTCCTAGAGAGTATAAGACGATCATGAAGCAAGTCACATTCGAACTTGGTGCGATTGCTAATCACTGTAAAGAAGTGTATTTGAGTGATCCCGGACGATATGATGATTATACTCCAACAGCCATGATGGGCGCATCCAACGACTTCTATAACTTCATAGTTGATAACTATCATGTTTTCAAAAAAGAAGATGGAACGACGTTGTCCGCCGCATGGGAGATGTACAAAACCTACTGCGATGAGGCTAAAATACCTTATCCTTTCTCTAAAAGAAATTTCAAAGAAGAGCTTAAAAACTACTTCTGGGAGTTTAGTGACCGAATTAATTTCGATGATGGTTCCCGAGCTCGCTCTTACTATAAAGGTTTCAGAACTGACAAATTCGAAGCTGCCGATAGTAAGCCTAAGAAAGAAGATCCGCCCGAACAGAAAGATAGAAAAGGATGGCTTGCAAATCTCATAGAGGGAGTGAAAGTCGAGTCGATATTCGATAAAGAATGTGCTGACTGTCTGGCTCAATATGCGACCGCTAACGAGACGCCAGGTATGAAGTGGGAAAAAACTAAAACGAAGTTATCTGAAATTGATACTTCCAAACTACATTTCTCACGAGTACCCGAGCAACACATAGTCATAGATTTTGATATCAAAGATAAGGACGGAAATAAATGTTTAGCACTTAATCTTGAAGAGGCGAGTAAATGGCCTCCTACATATGCTGAACTTAGTAAAAGCGGACAAGGAATACACCTGCATTATATTTATACAGGAGACGTATCGAGACTTAGTTACGTTTATGATGACAATATTGAAGTTAAAGTGTTCAAAGGCAACAGCTCATTACGAAGAAAACTTACCAAATGTAACGACTTGCCTATAGCCACTATAAGCTCTGGATTACCTTTGAAAGGAGAGGATAAAATGGCAAATTTCGAAGCTATAAACAATGAGAAGGCTATAAGAACACTGATAAAAAGAAACCTCGGTAAAGAGTACCATCAGGCCACTAAACCTTCTGTTGATTTTATATATCAGATACTGGAGGATGCATACGCTGGCGATTTGAAATATGATGTCAGTGATATGTATAATGCGGTATTAGCTTTCGCAGCGGGAAGCACAAACCAAGCCGACTACTGTATCAAAAAGGTCGGTGACATGAAATTTAAATCTGAGGAACCATCTCCAAATGTCTTAAACGACGAAGCACCAATCGTGTTCTATGACGTCGAGGTGTTCCCAAACTTGTTCCTTGTAAACTGGAAGATTCAAGGAAAAGGAAAAACCGTAGTTCGAATGATAAACCCAAGTCAATCTGATATTGAAGACCTTCTTCGTTTCCGATTGGTCGGTTTTAACTGTAGGCGATACGATAACCACATTCTATATGCAGCTTTGATGGGATATACGAACGAAGATTTGTATAACTTATCTCAGAAAATAATCACTGAAGGAAATGGTTTCTTTAGTGAAGCTTATAACCTTTCTTATACGGATATTTACGATTACTCATCCAAAAAGCAGAGCTTGAAGAAATGGGAAATCGAGTTAGGCATTCATCACCAAGAGTTAGGTTTACCTTGGGATCAGCCAGTTCCTAAAGAGTTGTGGGTTAAAGTTGCAGAATATTGTGATAACGACGTAATCGCTACCGAAGCAGTATTCGACGCTACACAAGCAGACTTTATAGCAAGACAGATTCTGGCCGACGTCGCAGGACTGTCTGTTAACGACACTACAAACACCCTTACAACCAGATTTATATTTGGTAAGAATCGTAGACCCCAGGAACAGTTCAACTACCGTAACATGGGTGATGTTAACGCGATTGCTAGCGGATTCACAATGTCCGACGAGGCAATGTATGTTAACTTCGGAGACGATCATACAGTATTCGACTCTAAAGGAAGACCTATATTCCCTGGCTACAAATACGAGGCCGGTAAGTCCACTTATAGAGGAGAAATTGTAGGTGAGGGCGGTTATGTATATTCCGAACCCGGTATGTACACGAATGTCGCCTTACTCGACGTCGCATCAATGCATCCGAGCAGCATCATCGCTGAGAAACTCTTCGGCGAGGTATATACAAAGCGATTCCAAGAAATCGTTGAAGCTCGACTTGCAATCAAACATAAAGACTTCGATAAAGCCAGAACTTTGCTTGATGGCGTATTGGCTAAATACTTAACAGACGAAGACACTGCGTCCGCTTTGGCTGGAGCTCTGAAGATAGCGATTAACTCAGTATACGGTTTGACATCTGCTAACTTCGATAACGCTTTCCGCGATATTCGTAACAAGGACAATATCGTAGCTAAACGTGGAGCATTGTTTATGATTAACCTTAAGCACGAGGTACAGACGCGTGGCTTCACAGTGGCTCATATCAAGACAGACTCGATTAAGATTCCTAACGCTACACCTGAAATCATCCAGTTTGTTATGGATTATGGTAAGCAGTATGGATATACATTCGAGCATGAGGCTACGTACGATAGAATGTGCTTGGTTAATGATGCTGTTTATATCGCCAAGTATAAGGATGGTAAGCACGCTGGAGAGTGGACAGCTACAGGTACACAGTTCCAGGTTCCTTACGTATTCAAGAAGTTATTCAGCAAAGAGCCTATCTTATTTGAAGATATGTGTGAGACCAAGTCCGTTACAACAGCTTTATATTTGAAGCACAATGACCCCGATGAGGAAGTTACAATGATCGACCCTACCACTGGTGAGGAGATGGTTGTTAAAAAGGGAGACACCCCTGAATTCATCGGACGCGTTGGTTTATTCTGCCCTATCAAACCCGAATGCGGTGGTCGCGAGCTGCTTCGTGAAAGTAAAGATAAGGATGGAAATGTTAAGTATGGAGCTGTTACTGGTACGAAGGGTTATCACTGGCTTGAGGCTGAGGTCGTTAAGACTCTCGGAAAGGAGAATGATATTGATCGCTCCTACTACGATAGACTGGTCGATGACGCCGTTGATAGTATATCTAAGTACGGAGATTTCGAGTGGTTCGTAGCCGAGGATGAGGACGACGGTACTCCTCCGTGAAGGTTGCCTTGCGGTCGAGAGGACTTAGACTCATGTTTTAAATGCCCTAAATTCTATCAGGATAAATTCCATATGGATTGTAGTTTAGGGTTTGATATTTCAAATATTATTGCATTAAAAACTATTTAATAAAAGGAGATTGATATTTATGCATATTACATTTGCACCAAGAGAAATTTTACAGATTGACGATGCGAGAATCGTATTCAGAAACTTTGAGGGACGCGGTGACAAGTTCAACCGTGAGGGCGATAGAAACTTCGCTCTTGTTATTCCGGACAGAGCTCTTACTATGGAAGAGGCAGATTCCTTTGTTCGTATGTACAAGGGTTCTGAGATAATCGTTGACGAGCGTGATGAAACTGTTATCATGTTCAACGGCGATAAGATCACAAACGTGGCTGAGGCGCTTATGGCTCTCGGCTGGAACGTTAAGATCAAGCCTCCTCGTGATGAGGATGATTCACCTTTCATGTATCTCGTTGTTAAAGTTAAGTTCAACGATAGAGGACCTACAGTATATCTTAAGACCGGTCGAGCTATGAATAGACTTGACGAAAATACTGTTAAGTGCATCGACGATATCGACATTGAAAGCGCTGATATGGATATTCGTCCGTACGACTGGGAGGCAAGAGGAGCTACAGGTCGTACAGCATACCTCGAGTCCATTCACGTACATCAGAGAATCGACCGCTTTGCAGCTAGGTATGTGGACGCAGGATTCGAGAACGACTTTACAGAACCGTTTAAAGAACCATTCTAATCGGATCGCGTAAATAACATCGCGTATTATGAAGGGGAGGCACCACTTATGTGGAGTCTCTTCTTTTTTAATACAGTTGTGAAAGGAGAAAAATATGCCTAAGAAGGTAGTAATGATTGACGCTGATGAATTCGACGCTATTAATATTTGTTTAGCTCATATCAAACTTGATCTGGATAAGATTCCTGATAGCCATTTCAAAAATGAAGTCGAGCGCAGAGTTAATCAAATAGAAGAGATACTATCATTAGACGATTAATATTTAAAGGAGAAACAAAATGAATAACAACAAATTTTCTGTTCCGAAGTTCGTTATGGACATAGAGAAGAGCGGTGGCTCATGTGATATTGTAACCAAATCAGGCATGACTGTTCCGGTGTGTATTACCAAGATAGACGCCGATAACAGAGGTCCTCGCTATAGTATACAGGACCGAACTGAAATCACTTGTCTGGTTTGCCAGGATACCACTCGCGAATTTAGTGGTTCATTAAAAGCTAGAGATGTTAGCAAACTAATGGCTGGCTCTATACACATCGAGAAAGTTATATTTAATGATCCTGCTACTATTGTTATCTGGTCCGATGGTCAGAAGTCAGTAGTAAAAGCTCAGAACGGTGAGCCTTATGATCCTGAGAAGGGTCTTGCTTTGGCTATTACTAAGAGAGCGCTTGGTAATACCGGCTCTTACTATAACACTATCAAGAAATGGCTTCCTGAGAAACCTAAAGATGAATGAAATATATAGCTTGTTGTAGTTTCGGGAAAGATAGCTTAGCACAAATTATTATCGGGATGCAACACAATGAGCCGATAGATTTGGTTATATATTCGGAGGTAATGTTTACGGATGAGATAAGCGGAGAATACCCAGAGCACCGCGATTTCATTTACAACGTCGCAATACCCAAGTTAAAAGAATTATATGGTTTAGAAACGGTTGTTCTACGATCAGATAAAACCATGTGGGACGACTTTCACACGGCGAGAGTTCGAGGGGAAAACGCTGGTAAACTCAGAGGATTCCCTATACCCGGACTTTGTAATATTAACCGAGATTGCAAAGTTCCTCCGATGAAAGAATACTTAGATCTTCTAGGTGATGACATAATTCAATACATTGGAATTGCTAGTGACGAAGAAAAAAGATTAGCTCGGTTAGACGGCGTTAAGCAGGTCTCGTTGTTGGCCAAATACGGTATTACCGAAAAGATGGCTACCGATATTTGTAGAGAGGCCGGCTTATTGTCGCCTATATACGACTTTACTAAACGTAACGGTTGTTTCTTTTGTCCGAATTCTAGTGACAATGAATTGCGGCATTTATATCACAATCATCCAGATTTGTGGTCCATGCTGCGTAGTTTACAAGAGGAGAAAACGAGCCGTGACTGTTTCACAAGAACAAAAACAGTGTTCGATTATGAGAGACAATTCCAAAATGAAATCAATGGCGAGGTGAATAAACAAAATACATCTATGACTAAGCAAAGTAAGAAGAAATCGTTCCTATACCAGCATCAAGAAATGGCTATAAACGAAATGAAAAACGGATGTATATTATGTGGAGGTGTTGGATCTGGTAAATCTAGAACAGGACTTGCATACTATTTCCGTCATTGCGGTGGTGATTGGATCAATGGATATTCTCCCATGACTAATCCGAAAGACCTTTATATCATAACCACGGCTCATAAGCGCGATACCCTCGAGTGGGAAGAAGAGTTACTACCATTCCTCATTTCCAAAGATCCGAACGTTACTCTTTATAAAGATACCAAGGTTGTTATCGATTCTTGGAATAATATTCAAAAGTATAAGAACGTTCACGGAGCATTCTTTATATTTGATGAACAGCGTCTTGTTGGTTGGGGAGCATGGGTTAAGGCTTTCCTAGATTTAGCTAGAAAAAATAAATGGATATTGTTGTCCGCTACACCGGGTGATACCTGGAGCGATTACATGGCGGTATTCATCGCAAATGGCTTCTACCGAAACAAGACCGAATTCATTCGAGAGCATGTCGTATACAACAGCTACACGAAGTACCGTAAGATCGAAAGATATATTAACACTGGTAGATTGATACGTCAGCGTAACTCTATTCTGGTTGATATGGATTTCGAACGGCAAACTACGTCTCATCATGAAGACGTGTACGTACGATTTGATGTGGCTAGGTATAAAGAGCTCATACGGAATCGATGGAATATATTCGAGAATAAACCGATCAAGAATGCAAACGAGCTTTGCTATCTATTGAGGAAGGTTGTAAATCTCGATGAATCACGGCAAATAGCCTTATTGGAGCTAGTCGAGAAGCATCCAAGGGTTATTATATTTTATAACTTTGACTATGAACTGGAGATGTTGAAAAACTTATACTACGGTGAAAAAGTCGAAGTTGCTGAGTGGAACGGTCATAAGCACGAGCCTATACCAGACAGTGATAGATGGGTGTATTTAGTCCAATATACTGCTGGCTGCGAGGGCTGGAACTGTATAACAACAGATACGACCATATTCTACTCACAAAATTATTCTTATAAGGTTATGGAACAAGCATCCGGACGAATCAACCGAATGAACACGCCTTTTAAGGATTTATATTATTACCACCTGAAAAGTCGCTCAGGTATTGATTTGGCCATCAGTAAAGCATTGAGCGCAAAGAAGAGGTTTAATGAAAGGAAATTTACAAATTGGGAGTAAAACTTTCAGAAAGGAGGTTCGACATGAGAACCTTAAAATTCATAGTTGAAGACCAGATAATTAAGCAGGACCCAAACTGCGATTTCGATAATTTGGTCCCCGGTTCAGAGGGTTATCTGAGAGCGGAGTTTGAATTCTCTCCTATTTGGGACGGACATGTGAAAGTAGCAGCGTTCTATTCACCAATGGGTAAAGAATACCCTCCGCAGATATTGAAAGACGGAAAATGGTGTATGATACCATCCGAAGCTCTTTCAAGAAACACATTCACCATTAGAGTTATCGGTAAGAACGGTGCCTCTAAATTGACAACAGATAGAGTGGCGGTTAGCCAGAATGGAGGTATTTAATGAGTCAGGCAGAAGAATTGTTAGACACTCTTGCCGAGGGCGATATGTCTTTATATTCGGCAGATCCCGAAACAGAAGAGCATATTGTTATCGGTAAAGACAGAAAAATTATAGTACCCGATGCGTTGAAAAAGATCGCAGTTCAGCACGACCACAATGTCGAGACAGTAACATTTGACTGTATTAGATATTGGGACGGCCATGATCTGTCAACGATGAGAATTTACATCAATTTTAAAACACCTAAAGGCGATCTTTATCCTTATTATGCAGATGATGTAACTGTAGATGAGGACGATCCTAGCATCATGCATTTCACTTGGACGATCGAGTCTGCTGCTACCGAGTATAAAGGATCTCTTACTTTCTTGGTATGTGCTAAGCAGGTTAACGATGAGGGTTATGAAGATCTTCATTGGAACTCCGAACTCAATACAGATATGTACGTAGTTGAAGGTTTGGAATGTGAGGAGGCTCATATCGAGGCTAACTCCTCTATTATCACTTTCTTACTTTCCAGAATGGATACTTCAGAGGCGATAGTTACGGACGCTGTTAATAGAATCCCTACTGAGATTAAGACCGCTATCAGACAGGCTCAGGAGCATGGATATTTCGATATTAAGTCTGTAACTAATGACGATGTTGCGTATACCAAAGACGTGCCTGAAACTTCAGCTCTGTACGCCGAAGTGTACAAAGTTGGCGGTATGACAAGGAAATGTACGAATGTACTTAAGTGCAGTAATAAAACTCAAACATTTTCGGGTGTAACTGTAACTATTGATAGTAGCGGTTTGGTAACTTTGAAGGGAACGGCTACAGCTGGCGGTGGCAGAACACAAGACGTATGGCCGAGAATAACATTGGAAGCGGGCACATATTATTTTAATTCCAATCACAGTATTAAAAATAATACTTATGTTACAAATGCAGCTAATAGTAATGATTTTGAATACCCAGGTTCGTTTACTATTAGTACGAAAACAACCTTTATTGTAGGTTGTAATGTTAACAGTGGTGTAACGTATAATGAGAGCTTTTATATATGGATGAATGAGGGCGAAGCAAAACCTTACGAGCCTTACTTTGAGGGCTTAAGAGATGCAAAGGTGACGGAAATCAAGAGCAGTGGTGCGAATTTAATACCTGCATCAAAGGGCTACACCTTTACCACACTCGCTGATGGCTCAAATAAATTTACGACTTTGTTTTCCGATATTTTTCTAAAAGTCGGCAAAGTTACTATTTCATTTGACATTACACAAGGTGATACCAATACACGAAACACGGCACTTTTAAAAGCACCAGACCAGTCGGTTTTATATTTTAACCCTCAACCAAATGTTTGTAATGATGCGGGGCATTATTCTTTTACTGTCAATGTTGTAACTGAAGGGCTTTACAAATTAGAATGGTGGCAAAACGGCATCACAAAATCACAAACTGTGAGCAATATTATGCTCAATGAAGGCTCAACCGCCTTACCCTATTCACCTTACACCGAACATACCCTTGAAATTCCCGAAACAGTGCAGAACCTTGAGGGGTATGGTTTGGGTGTTCCTAACACGGAATATTATAACTATGTAGATTTTGAGAAGAAGCAGTTCGTAAGAAAAGTAGATAGAGTTGTATTAACTGGTAATGAGGATATCGGTAAAAATGAAAGCTCTTCTAGTGATTATATGTACTTCGTAAGAGCGCTTAAACGCGATCCTTTAAATAATAGAACGATATCAAACTTGTTGGATCCCGTATCTGCTTATCCTAGTGGAACTCAGAAAGGTATGGCTGCTTATTCTCAGTATAAGTGTATTTTCTTTAATTTCGGAAAAGATATAACCGATAGATATGGAAATAACGTTGCAGGTGTAAAAACTTATATAAAAAAGTTATACGATAATGGCACTCCTTTTGAGATTACTTACTCAGTAGCTGAGGAAGTAGTAGACATCTCCAACCTCTTGGTATGTGACGGTATTATCGATACCGAAGAATATGGTTCTCTTACATTCGTAAACGAGCATGAGTATGCCGTACCGAGCACTGTTGAATTCCATCTCAACAATAACGATATGATATCCTCCAGCAAGTTTGTCGGTGACTTAAAAGGAACGGCCAGACGAGCTATCGGAGATGAGGACGGTAATAGCATCAAAGATACATACGGATTCAAGGGTAGAAACTACTCTCGTAAGTCCGATACTCGTATCATTGATATTCCTACGACCGAAGGACTTGGTAGTTATGCTGAGATCGACATGATCAAAGGTAAGACAAGGAAATGTACGAATTTGTTGGACGGTAGTTTTATAGCAAATACATCCGCTGCAAGTGTTTGGGTAAGAAAAGAAATCGTTTTAAAGCCAAATACCACCTATGTGGTGTCTTGTAATATACCTTCTTCTATTAAAAGCACTGTTGGTATTTTCTTCTACAATTCACAAGGAACGGCGAGCGGTGCGGAAAATCAAGTAACGGATGATAAAGATGTTTTAATAACTACCCTTGATGACGGTATTATAAAAATTCAGTATATCGTTCACGATTTGGCTTATGATATAGGCTCTTATAAATATATGCTCAACGAAGGTTCAACCGCCTTACCCTACGAGCCTTATTTCGAGGGCTTGCGTGATGCGAAGGTGACAGAGATTAAGAGTGTTGGAAGAAACCTTTTAAGAGCGTCTGATGTTTACGGCACATATTCTAACACAACACTTACAACTAAAGACGGCAGAGAGTGTTATAAATTTACCAGCAGTACAGACCATTTAGTTTCTCCGATAGATTTTAAAGGAAACACCCAATACACAGTTAGATTTAAATACTGTGCTATTAAAACTGATGCAAATGCAACTGCCGATTGGATGTTTGTATTTAAATATACAGATGGTACAACAACTTATTTAAACAATACGGCAGACGGTACTTGGCGTACTTTTACTTTAACATCTACGAAAAATAAAACCATTAAATATATTGGTGTGACAACTCACGAATATCGTATTGACAACTATGTGGATATAAACACATTTATGCTTGTCGAGGGCGCGGAAATGCCCGATGAGTATATCCCTTACACCGAGCATACCCTTAAAATTCCTAAGATCATACAGAACCTCAACGGCTATGGTTTAGATATTCCCGGTACGGATTATTGTAACTACGTAGATTTTAAGAATAAGAAATTCGGCAGACTTGCAAGAGAAAAAGTATTTGATGGTACAGAAAATTTCATTCGACTTGGAACAAAGCAATACGCAATAACGCTAACTGATTGTCTTAACGCACCATATAGTAATAACGTAGGCATTTGTTCGCACTTTGACTATACTACTGATGCTTACTCAGGAGCAGTACAGGGCTTTGTTATTAACAACCAGACTCTAATTTTCTGTTATCGCGAGCTTGAGGAAGATGATGTCACATTATTTAAAAATAAAGTCGCAGAATGGTATGAAAACGGAAATCCTGTAAAACTCGTTTATCCTCTAGCAACACCCGAAACCGTAGATATTTCCGAATACTTACCCGTAACCAGCGTTGGTATCGAACAGGGTGGTACGATGACTCTCGTGAACGAGTTCGATTACGATGTTGAGTCCGAGGTGACATTCCATCTCAATAGTCAGGAAGAAGTATCTGCTACGCACTTCGTAGGTGATCTCACAGGTATGGCTCAGAGAGCTTTGGCTGACAGCCAGGGTAATGTCATAACAACTCGTTATGTCACACCTCAGATGTTCGGAGCTGTTACCGACGGAGTTACGGATTGTACGAGCGCTATCCAGCAGGCGGTTGACTATGCTTCAGCTATGGGTATGGGTGTAATGTTGCCTGGCGGTAGATATCTCATTACTTCACCTATTATACTTCCCGGTAATACTGTTATCAGAGGTATGCAGTCCACTTCCATCTATAAGAAGACATCGACTACAGCAACTGTTGGTGGTACAGCTATTAACTCAATCTTAATCGTTAACGGTAACAATATCGTTATCGAAGACATGCAGCTTTACGGCGACGGCGAGGATATTTCCGGCACAGATACTTCAAGTAAGAAGATTAACGGTATCACATTCGCTAATGACGCTTATATGTTTACAATTGCGAGGGTTAAGATTATTCACTGTTATAGAGGTATCGACGACGCTAAGCAGTGTTATATGGGTCAGTTTGATAGAGTTCACTTTGTACATTGCTTGACTGGTGTATATTTGAATGGTGATCACGACAAGACATCTCTTACATTCATCAACTGCTGGTGTCAGAACTGCGGAAATGCTTATATGTTTAAGAGACTTACTTACTCGAATATTATAAGCTGTGGAGCCGACTGGTGTAACCATCCGACAGGTAACGAATACGGACAGACCTTATTGGGTAGCGAGTCCTCACAGAATGGTATATATAACTTCACTCAGTGTGACTCGATAACTATGAGTGGATGTGGTGCTGAAGACTCTTACGGTTACGGTGTTGTTAAACTCAACGCTTCTCGTGTTACTGTAAACGGCTTGAGATGCTCTCGTGTTGGTTCTTACGCTAATCCTCCTAGCAGTTATCCCGATTACGCTTATGGTATATTCAATATTCATATCAATAGTAGTAACTTGATAGTTAATAACGTTTATACTGATACGGATTACGATGTACCTGAAGGAAAGACAGCTTATGTATTGGCGTATAACTGTGATTCGAACGCTTATCCTAATAACAGAAAAATGGCTATACTTTCCGGTATTGCTACTCAGGGTCTTGCTAATGTTGGCGGTTTCGGCGATTATGCTACTGACGTTCTGGTTATTGATACTTTCGCTGGTATTTCTGGCGGTGGAAGCACTAGCAGCTTCGAAGACATGAAAGTTACAAATATTTTAGAAGTAGGTGTGTTGAAAACCGTCGCTTTCAATAGTAGACTTACACACGAAACCGGCGGAAATGCCCTTATGCTTCATTTCAAACCGTACAGTAGTAATAAGGTGCATTTGATTCGTGTACGTGGTTGTAGTAACAAATCTAGTGATCTTGTTGGAAAAGGATTTGATATTACTTTCACCGTTACATCAGGAACTACAGTATACAATCCTGTAATAGTATCTAAATGCGAAACCAACATTGAGCTTATAGCTAACGGCGACGAATATTTATATATTAAGTTCCCGCACTCTTATACAGGTATGTCGTTGTCGATCGAGGGAATTATTCAGGAAAATCTGTTGGATGCGGCAGCTACAGCATTAGTCGCTTCATAAGATATTGAAAGGAGGGGAGAAATACATAACCGGAGGTATTGATATTATGTGGAAGGAAAAAGCACTGGAGTATTATTCACAGGGGTTCAGACCTTGTGAGGTCGCTAAGATGATCGAAGCAGAGCTCGGACTGAGCGGTATGTACGATCGAGTACGCCAGTATATTTATTATCACAAAAGAAAAAAGAAACAGCAGTCTGTCGTTGTAGAGGAAACCAAAAGGATAGCTATCCAGAACCAGGAGCCCGAACATTACACAGATAAATGGGATGGCACTGAGATAATCAGATTCGCTATCATTGGTGATACTCAGATAGGCAGTAAATACACACAGTTGACACACTTACATAACTTCTATGATGTTTGCAAGAGACAGGGTATTAAAAACGTATACCACACTGGAGACCTTACGGACGGATTGAAGATGCGTGTCGGTCATGAGTACGAATTGTACGAGGTGTCTGCCGATGAGATGAGGGACGATGTTGTTAAGAATTACCCAAAGAGAGAGGGTATTACAACACACTTCATCACCGGTAATCATGACGCTAGTTTATACAAGCATGTAGGGTTTGATATTGGTCAAGCAATTGCCTTTATGAGACCTGATATGAAGTATTTAGGACGCGACTGTGCGGTTATTAATCTAACCCCTAAATGTACACTCGAACTAAGACACCCCTGGGATGGATCGGCCTACGCACTCAGCTATAAACCTCAGAAGATGATTGAGGCTATGGAGAGCGATTCTAAGCCGAACATTCTGGCTATCGGACACTATCATAAAGCAGAGTATATATTCTACAGGAATGTTCATGCTTTGCAGACTGCTTGTTTCCAAAGCCAGACTCCATTCACCAGAGGTAAAGGCATATCTGTCCACATGGGAGGTTGGATAGTTACTATTCGAGTTGACGAAAATGGATATATTCAGAGCTTTGCTCCCGAGTATATTCCTTACTATTACTCTATTAAAGAGGACTATAAAAACTTCAGATAACGCGAAATCTACATCTCCTATAATGAAGAAATTTATAGGAGGAAATCACAATGGAAGAGAAAGAAACCAAAACAATCGAACAGGAGGTTATGGAGACAAAGACAGAAGTTAAGACTACGGATAAACCGTGCGTCAGCGACTATGCTAGGTTCTTTAACTCGGCATCTATACATTGGACTAAAAGCTCAGAGCACAATCTGATGTTTTTAAGGTTGATACAGCGCCACTGTAATGACTTATTAAAAGCAAGAAGACATTTGTTCTTGAATGAGGTCTACGATCAGTTAGATATACCGAGGACAAAGGCCGGACAGGTAGTTGGCTGGATATACGACGAAAAGAATCCGATGGGAGATAACTTCGTAGACTTTGGAATCTACAACTTACGCAACGAAAACTTTGTAAATGGTTACGAAAGTTCTATATTGTTAGATTTCAATGTAGATGGAAACATTTTAGAAAGATTAGAAGAGGGTTAATAGCCCTCTTTTAATTTTATATTTATTACTTGAAAGAAGAGGAAAATGAAACGGTATGAGAAAATTTCTCGAAGAAAAAGCAGAGCTGTCTAAAAGACAATCCGAAATGTACATTGGATATTTTGTAAATTACAAAGAAACAGTTTGCGAAGATTCAAACAATACTAATTACGAAGAAGACGGTTGTATTTCTCTTGATTTTGTTAGGGATACAAAAAATTATTCGTATATTTATAAAATAGGCGTACTGTCCATGTTCGATGCTAACAAGTGTGATTTTGGCGAATTTCACATAGGTATCCAAGCACATAAAGATAGTGACCCTGTATATATGGGCAAAATAAACTTTAAAGATGGCGAAAATATGGATATAGAAACGACCATTAAAAGAATAGCTTACAGTATGCTTGAATGCTGGAGATAAAGGAGATAGAAATGCCTGAAAAATACTTAAGTATAATAACTAATTTCGGTTGTCACTTCACATGCCCGTATTGCATTGTTAAGAACAACCATATCGACGTTCCTAGAACGACCATTGAAAGTCTTGATAAATTAAAAGACGCTGTTGAAGCTGAGGGAGCTACCATCATCTCTGTATCCGGTGGTGGCGATCCCTTGCACAATTACTCCGAGCATAAGGATTACTACGATAAGTTATTCGCTTTGTGTGAGGAAATGAATATACCCCTTGAGATACACACCAGCTACCTTAATATGAAAGACTTCCCTTATGAGAAATGCCATAGGGTTGTTTATCATCTTAGAGGTATAAATCAATTGAAAGGTTTATATAAACGCGGTTTTGAAATTATTCGAGCCGTATATGTCGTAGATGAGACTTTCACCGATAATAACATCTTAGCTATAACGGCGTCTGCTATTTGGAATCGCGTCGACGAGTTAAGTTTCAGACAGATGGTTAATGACAAATACCAGACCACGAATTATTGCCAAGAATTGCTGCGCAGGGGTCATAAAGAGGGTCTCTGGCACTACATCGAGCAGGGCGACTACAATACATATTTTGTAGAGGGAAAACTCTACTATAAATTTTCAGATATTAAAGGAGAAACGGAAAATGACTAAGAGAACAAAAGCTAGAATCGAGGCGCTCGAGAAGGAAGTAAAGCGCTTGAACTTCATCATTAAGAACGGCGGTGAGAATAAGACCTGTATAAAGAAACGCCTTGCACGTTGTTATTATAACGCTAGGTTGGATATATCATATATCAACGCTGAGAGCGATGAAATTAAAAGCTTGTCTATGACGTGCTGTTCAGCACATCCGAATTTCACTATTTATTGTGACACCAAAATAGAGGCCATCATTAAGATCGATGACCTTGGTATTGAATGGTGGAAGCTCGATAAGGAGAATGACATTCTTACGCGAATTCCCGAACCTGCTGGATATACAACATACGTAAAGGACGAACTTGCTGGGTCAGTCGGTATGAAAAGACCTACAGACGAGGTTAGACATGACTCTGAATCTAGTAATTGATATTATCGAGAATTATATCGCGATGAAGGGTATTGGCGCAGATGCTGATACCCACGAACTTCGAGAAGCCTTAGAGATGGCTTTATGCATTGTAAAATTAAAGGAGAAGGAACAGGAGAAAAAGAAATGAATAAACAAACAACATCAACGGGTATAGGCTTTTCCGGCTTATTAACAATCGTATTCATTGTACTCAAACTGACTAAAGTTATCGACTGGAGTTGGTGGTGGGTATTGTCACCGGCATGGATACCGACGGCTTTGGTTGTTGGGATATTCGTAGTAATAGTCCTCATAACCTTGATAACATGTCTTATAGATTTATTGTTAGATAGGAGATACTATGACTGAGAAAGAATTCATAGATATCATCGAACGTCAGAATACAGATCTCATATACCTCATGCTTGAAGTAAAAGGCCATCGAGGAGAATTAAATCATAATGGTATTACCACTTTGTTTAGTATGAAGAGTGAGGGAACTGACAGAGACGAAAAATATAGCATCAACGATGTTAATGAGAGAATAAAAGAATATATAAATTTCTTGGATAGATGGAGGGAGAAAAATGAAACTAACTAAAGAAGACATTTTAAAGGCCATAGAGTGTTGTGCTAATAAATATTCTTGTAACGAATGTCCGGTAGATTGTATGGATAAAACGATAGTGAAGGAGTCATGTACGCGGTTCTTATTGAAATCTTGTCGTGACTTAATCAATAAACCTGATAACGCTATTGATATTCATAAAATCATCGACGAAGCTATGGAGAAAAAAGACCGTAGCGTTACTATTTTCATAGGAGTTCAGGGTACAACAGTTAATGTGTATCCTTACCAGGAGACTAAACCGCATTGGATTTCGATGGATAACGGCTATATTTGCTCGGAATGTGGAAGTAGAGCCGAGTTCCCTTGGTTACATTGTCCTACCTGCGGCGAAGTTTTAAGATTTGAGGATTGGGTTACTGAGGATAAGAACGATGAACAAGAAACCACTGTGTAATAAAGCAATAGACTACTTGATAGTCTGCAAGGATGAGGATCGTGCGACCCGGTTATTCGAGCGATTTTGTGAGATGCTGGATGGGACGCATTCCTGGTATAAAACCTTAAAAGACCGCCTCTGTGTGCTCATGGTTGGGTCTTCATCGGAGTATCGTTTTATAACTGAGGATGAGAAAGAGTTGTTTAATAACGGCTTCCGCAAGGTTATAGATGAGCACTATTTTGAAACATTGATAGAGAACTATGAACAGTATTAAGGAGGGTGTATGGGAATAAAACTTACTAAAGAAGAAGTTATGAAGTGTATTGATGTATGTACAGCACAGAACAAAGGATGTAGAGGCTGTAAGTTAAATGGTAGTGATAGATCCGTAGATCGAAATGATATGTCATGTGTCGATTACCTGCTGGTCCGAGCTAAAGAATTAATAATTAATAATACAAATAAAGGAGAAGAAAAAATGGCAGTAGCAGAAAAGAGAACAAAGGAAGAATTACTCGACGAGATCAAGAAGCTCGAGGGCGAGGTTAAAAGACTCGAAAGATTTAAGGCGTACGATGACCAGGCCGGTGAGCTTAAGGGTATGTACGTCTCTTATATGAACGCCGGTTTCACTAAAGAGCAGGCTTTTGATCTTGTTAAGATAATGCTTAATAAAGTTAAGTTGTTTTAATCGGAAGATGAGAGAAGAAATAAGAACTATGTTCAGTATTGATATTTAAGGAGAAGGAAATGGCTGAAAGAAAATTTATTTTAAAGGTTACACTTAACGAAAACGATGAAGGATGTATTGAATGTCTTAACGACGGTCTCTTAGCTATAGAAATCATTGACGCGCTCATAGTTAAGATGGCGGATATTCGTGAACAGCTCTATAATCCTGGGAAATTCAAATTGAAGAGGGTCTGTACGATAGAGGGTGAGACTTTCGAAAAGGTTGAGAAGGAGGACTCTGAGGATGAGAAAAACACTGATAGTAATTGATATGCAGAACGACTTTATCACCGGTCCTCTTGGTACAGAAGAGGCTAGGGCGATCGTTCCGAATGTCCAGAAAAAAATAGACGAGTATTCAGAGCGACATGACCTGATCATATTTACGAGGGATACTCATAGGCCGAATTATCTTAATACTCATGAAGGTAAGTATTTGCCGGTGACACACTGTATAGAAGAGTCTCGTGGACATGATATTTATGATGAACTTCGATTACCTTGGATGGAAGATATGTTCTTTGCGAATAAGAGTACGTTCGGGCGTCTATCTTGGCCTAATAGAGAATGTATGAATAATATCGAAATCATAGGTGTATGTACTGATATTTGTGTAGTCTCCAATGCTCTTATCCTCAGATCACAATTCCCCGAATCTGAAATCACTGTAGACGCTAGCTGCTGTGCTGGCACAACACCTGAAAATCATAAAGCGGCGCTTGCTGTTATGAAATCTTGTCATATTAATATTATAGGAGAGGAATAAAAATGAAAAAAATAATCGCTTTAACAATGATAATTGTGCTCGTATGCACATGTTTTATGTTTACATCTTGCGCTACCGCATCAACCACTGTAAACCACAACCTTTCGCAGGCAGCAGATAACTTTGAAGTTGTTAGAAAGATTACTGTATACAATGCCCGAACCGACCTTATAGTCATGGAGATGGAAGGTTTGATGAGTTTGTCTAACAACGGTCATTCTGAGTTAGTAGTAACTTGTAAGACGGGTCCCGATCAGTATAAGAAAAACTACATATATCTTAATGAGTACGTTATCTATGTTGTAGAAGATATTACTGGCACTGTAACAGACCCCTACCATTATAAGATCCACTTCTACACGCCCCTTCCAGACTTTGATATGAATAAATAAGGAGAGAATCTATGAAAAAATTTATAGCTGTAATCATTCTTTGCGCATTGATCTTGATGGTAATGTGCTCTTGTAATCAGGGTTGCGGACTTGGCAATCTTAACTTCACACACCTTCATTATGATACACATCATGAAAATGGATGTATTGATATTAATACCTGGTACAACAACGAGAGTGGAATTGAGGTGCACACTGTAGACGGCGGCTCTATGTTCTTCTCGGAAGGTACTTATATTCTCATAGAAAACAAAAACAACTGTCCGTTCTGCGGCTAAGGAGGAAGTATGAAAAAAATACCTACATTATTCACTAGAGTCTTTGATAACCACAAGATCGTAGGGATTAAGGACGAGATCACACCTGGTTGTGAAGAAGCTTTTAAGAACGGTATAGCAACGGTTAAGTATGATGGTTCCTGCTGCGCCATTATCGACGGTCACTTCTATAAGAGATATGACTGTAAGAAAGGTAAGGAGCCGCCTAAGGATGCTATAGCTTGCTGCGATCCAGATCCGATTACAGGTCATTGGCCTCACTGGGTTCCAGTAGATCCGGTAGATCCCGCTGACCAATGGTTTAGGGCGGCTATGGTTAATTACGGTCGTGATCATTATATTTACGAAGGTACATATGAGGCTGTAGGACCCCATTTCCAGGGCAATCCGCATAAGTTTAAAGAAGATACTTTGATCAGACATGGTGTATGTAAAGAGGTGGTCGCAAGAACATTCGAAGATGTTAAGGAATACCTCAGAGTGTTTGACGTAGAAGGCCTCGTGTTCTGGCTCAATGGCGAACCGGTATGCAAGATCAAGAGAACGGACTTCGGCTATGAATGGCCGGTTAAGGAGTAATAAACGATGATCAAAATAGAAAACTTTGAAGTAGTGGGTTGGGAGCATGCCGTACGAGGTATGCGCAATCCTATGAACTCTTGGGCGAAGAGTGATAGCGAGTTCAAAGCTACAGCTGAGACTGAAGCGATAGATTATTCCAACAACCCCGATAGCGAGATAGAAAAGATATTCGTTCCGTACGACGCTTTAAGTATAGGTCCTAACGACCATGAGCTTATGATGAAGCTTGCTAAGGCTGGTCCTGTACATGCGAAGTATCGTCGTATGATAACCGTATATGTTGACATCACAGCGCCTTTATATTGGTGGAAGGAGTTCGATACATATAAGGTTGGTACTGTCGCTAACTCTTGCTCAACTATGCACAAGATACATGAGAAGGAGTTTACGTTGGAAGATTTCAGTTGTGAAAAGTTGATGGATGGGTTATCCGCAGGCAACGAGCGAATGCTGCCGTGGGTGGACGCATCAGGAATCAAAGACGGTAGTAGTAGGTATACTCCTAAAGGTTTAATCGAGTGTTTACTCATTCCGTTGTTAAACGATTGTCGTGAGTTATTTATTGAAACCAAAGATAAAAAATACTGGGACCAGATGATCCAGCTCTTACCTAGCTCTTACAACCAGAAGAGAACAGTAATGCTTAACTACGAGGTTCTTGCTGGTATGTATCCAGATCGCAAGCATCACAAGCTCGACGAGTGGAGAGAGTTCTGCCAATGGATCGAGGAATTACCTTATTCGGAGATTATTACGAGGAGGAAGCGAAAATGAGTGACGAACGTTATGAGATACCGACCATTGATACTATACACGATCTGTTAAATGTCTGCAAACTGTACGATATTAAGATCTCGTTGGATTATTGGCCGGGTATGAAAAGTTATAGAGCAATCTTAAATAAGGATGGTTTCCAATCGGCGTTTATGATATCTGAAACCGCATATGAGCAGGGTGAGGAACAGCACTTATTTAGCTGCCGAGTACGTCAGGCAATATGTGACGTAATTAAATATGAAGAACTTAAAAAAGACGAAGAACGTCGTAGATGGGAAGAAAGGAATTGATATTATGATGAGACTTGATGATTATTTGAAAGAGACCTCCACAAGAAATGAGCCTGTGATGGAGCCTACACGTTTAGGTGATACCGAAAAAGCACCAGAACCTATGCGTCAGATCAACGTGCTCGGTTTTGAGACTAGAGACGTTCTGTTCAAGGTTTATAATGAATTATGCTGCATCGATACGATGTTGTCCGGCGATCAAAATCAAAATAGAGCCGAACCTCCTGAGGTACACTGCTTACAGGAATTGATGACTCAGATCAATATGATGTCGGTTTCTATTCTTGGTATAATCGATAAGATCCGAGAAGTACTTTAATCGCGGAATTTACAGCCTCCTTTATAGAAAACATTAATTTATATTTAGGAGGAAACTAAAATGACAGACAACACAAGAAGACAGGTGGTAGGAGAACTCATGAAAGAGCAGACTCAGGAGATGAGACACTATATTTGGAATTCTGTAAAGGATCTCAAGAGATTTGGAGTTATTCTTAATGACAAAGGTCAGATAAAGATCGCTAGCTTGAAGACAAAAGAGCAGGTTGACGATTTTGTAAAGACAACTAAAGAGAAATACCTCAAGAGACATATTGAGAAGAGTATAGATATTCTTAAGGATTGTGGAGTTAAGGTAACTGAGGAGCATATCAAGTATATGAATTCTTTATCCAGTCCTATCTATGTGGATAATTACAAACAAGATTTAATCCGCAAAATACAAAGATAAGGTTATCTAAGAAACGGGGTTATGGAAACATAGCCTCTTTTCTTTTTAACAAATAATAAAAAACGAAAGGAACACCGTAATGAGAAACCCTTGTTATGACCCCACAACAAAAACAGATTGTCCAGACCGAGAACCTAACTGCGCTATTACTTGTCCGAAATGGGCGAAGTATAAGAAGGCGAAAAACAAAGAGTATGAGGAGCGTCACAAAAAGAGTATATATGAAAACTTGAATCGTGATATTACTCGTAAGCAGAAGCGTATCGACCACTACAATAGAAGGAGAAAAAATGGACGGTAAGTATTAATATTTAAAAGGAGGTGAGATTATGAGAGAACACTGGATAACCACGCAAGAAAATGAAAAATACGAAGTAAGTAATCAAGGCAGAGTACGAAATAAAAGAAGTGGTAGAATTTTAGCGCCTCAGTACAATAAGCCGGGTGGATATTTAAGAGTTAATATTAATGGAAAACATCATTATATACACAGATTAGTAGCTAATGCTTTCTATGATGGAGACCATAGTAATATGGACGTGAATCATCGAGACGGTAATAAAGAAAATAATAACTTAGTCAATCTCGAATTAACAACTAGAAAACAAAACATACGACATGCTTGGGATAACGGTCTTGCGTCCACACCGACAAGAGTAGTACATTGTAAGGTTTGTAAATGTAGATATGAATATGATTGGTGTAAGGATAAAGACGATACTTTTTACTGTGCTTATGGAGAGCGTCGATGATATTTTAGCCCATTCAAAAAATAGGGGTGGGTAAAAATTTTCTGGCCAAAAGCCCACTTTTTTAAAAAACTGGCCAAGAAAACTGGGCAGAGAAAATACGTACGATTTTATCAAAAACTGGCAAAAAACGACCTAAAAAGTGATAAAAACGGCCATTTTGGGTTAAATTTGAGGTATTTGATGGGTGGGTGTGGGCTCGCTGCCCACTTTCCCACTTTTTTTTCTTAACTTTATATAGAAAAGTGATATTTATATAAAAAGGTTTAGAAATAAAACTGGGTTTTTGGGCAGAAGGTCTGTACGTACAATAATTCACTCAAATATTTAACTGATGGAGGTTCATATGGTCTATTTTATAATCGGCTTATCACTCGCACTTGGATGGGGTCTAGGTAAATTGTTCATCGATATTATCTATGAGGTAACTTTTGAACGATTACATAAGAGTAACCGGTATGCGAATATATGCGGTCGAAAGACAAACGCTGAGCAAGTTAACACAGATAGGAAGATCGGGTTTTAAACAACCCCTCTTTCTTTTTCGCGAATATTACATACTCCTTTATGAACAGAAAGATATTTATAAAAGGAGATTAATATATGAAAAAAGTATTTAGATCAAAAGTTATGTCTTATGATGAGCTTGAAGTTTTTAAGAAAATGATTACATTGTTTGAAAATATTGAAGTTAAAGATATTTTTAATGATGATTATTTCGATGAAGACGGTGAGGTGCTCTGGTTAGGATATGGTGTAATAATCGAAATGGCTTATAAGAATGTTGAAATATCAGAAATATTATTAAGAGCTTTTATGTTCGAAGAACAGGGCGCAAATTAAACATGCGCTCTTTCTTTTTGCAAAATACTCAAATTAATATTTCCACACACTATTTTATTCGCGGAAAAAACATTCCCTTTTATAGAAGAGATAGTAGAAAAAAAACCGAACACATTCTCTTCTGTTTTATTTGATATTTAAGGAGAGTTGCTAGATGGCTGAAAACAAATTCAAGACCAAATTAATTGAAGAAATCGAAGATCTGTTTCCGGGTTGTATAGTAACCCACTTAGATCCGAATGAAATTCAGGGAATACCTGATCTATTGATATTGTATAGAAATAAATGGGCGGTATTAGAAGGTAAGGACTACGCTAATGCTCGCCACAGACCAAATCAAGATTACTATGTCGAACTCATGGATAGAATGTCATTCGCGGCATTTATATATCCTGAAAATAAAGATGAAGTGTTAGACGCTTTATGTCTTCATTTTGATATTTAGAGAGAGGGAAAGAGAGAATGAGAAAGGAGATTTTCAATGGAGTTTAAAAGACATACCAACCTTGAAGGTTCGCATGCCGTCTTCAGTCCTAGTCAATCAAGTTGGCTTCGATATGATGAGGAAAAACTAAAACAAGTATATCTGAAAAGACAAGCTGCTCATAAAGGAACCTTACTTCACGCGTGGGCAAAACAAACTATTGATTTAGGAATTAAACAGCCTAAATCTAAAAAGACTTTGTATGCTTATGTTAATGATGCTATTGGTTTTAAGATGAGTACCGAAGTAGTTTTATATTACTCCGACTTTATTTACGGAACCGCTGATGCAATTTCATTCAGATATGTAAATGGTCGTGGAGTATTAAGAATACATGATTTAAAGACAGGAGAAAATCCTGTAACGATGGAGCAGTTGAAAGTATATGCTGCTCTTTTTTGTTTGGAGTATAAAATCAAACCTGGTGATATTGACATGGAATTAAGAATCTACCAGAATGATGAGATTTTATATTTCAATCCAACAGCCGAAGACATTCTTCCAGTCATGGATATTATAGTTCGGCATTCAAAAATATTAGAAAATCTAGAGTATGGGGAGGTTTAACCTATGAACTATGTAGCGGACGAAATGCGTGCCATTTTGGAAGGTGAAGAAGTAGTAGAACATTATGGCGTGAAGTACCGTTCTGGCCGTTACCCCTGGGGAAGTGGTGACGACCCATATCAAAATAGTAGAACATTCTTAAGCCGTAGAGAAGAACTACTCAAATCAGGATTCACCTACACTGATGAAAACGGAAAGAAATGGACTGGTGACAATGCTATTGCCAAAAGTCTAGGTCTTTCATCCGGCGAATACCGTAGAGAAGTCTCTATAGCAAAAGATGAGAAAAAACTACATATGCAAAATAAAATACAGTCATTGCGAGATGATGGTCTTGGCGATACCGAAATAGGTCGAAGATTAGGAATCAATGAATCTACAGTTCGTTCGATGATGAACGCTGAAACTATTCGTAACACCAAACAAGCTCGCGAAACTGCTGAATTTATTAAAAAGCAAGTTAATGAAAGAGGTATGATTGACGTAGGTAAAGGCGTTGAGCGAGAACTTAAGATATCCAAAGAGAAGCTCGATACCGCATTGCATATGTTACAAAAAGAAGGATATGAATTGTATAGTGGAGGCATGGATCAGGTAACAATGCCCGGTCAAAGAACAACTCAGAAAGTCATCTGTCCTCCAGGTACACCTCACAGTGATATTTACAAACTCGATCAGGTACATAGTTTAAAAGAGTATGTGTCCAGAGATGACGGTCAAACTTTCGAAAAGAAGTTTAACTACCCTGCAAGTATGGACTCAAAGCGTCTTCAGATTTGTTACAAAGAAGATGGCGGTATAGATCGAGATGGTATCGTTGAACTTCGTAGAGGAGTTGACGACTTATCATTAGGCGAATCTAGATATTCTCAGGTTCGTATATTAGTAGACGGAACACACTACATTAAAGGTATGGCTGTTTATGCAGATGATTTACCTGACGGTGTTGATGTTCGATTTAATACTAATAAGAGTAAGACCGTTCCAATGAAAGAGGTTCTTAAAGAAATAAAGAGCGATCCCGACAATCCATTTGGTTCATTGATAAAAGATGCTGATCAAGGTGGACAGTATTGGTATATCGACAAGAAAACCGGTGAGAAGAAACTCGGTCTTATTAATAAAAGAGCCGATGAAGGTGACTGGTCAGATTGGAAAGACACATTACCTTCGCAGTTCTTATCTAAGCAGTCTCAATCTATGATTAAAAAGCAGCTTAACCTAGCTAAGGCTGACAAGCTAGCAGAGTATGACGATATTTGTTCGTTGGAAAACCCAACATTAAAGAAGTATTATCTTAAGAAGTTCGCAGAAGAATGTGAATCTGCCGCTGTTGATTTGAAAGCTGCTGCTTTACCTGGTCAGAAATATCACGTAATCATACCTATCAATTCTTTAAAAGAAAATGAGATATATGCTCCTCAGTATGAATCAGGAACACAGTTGGCGCTCGTAAGATATCCTCATGGTGGAACTTTCGAGATACCTATTGTAACTGTTAATAATAAACATGCTCCAGCTAGAAAACTTTTAGGAACCGATATTACAGATGGTGTTGGTATTAATGCTAAAGTAGCAGAGCGTTTATCAGGTGCGGACTTCGATGGCGATACAGTAATGTGTATCCCTACAAATGATCCAGGTGGAAAAGTAAAAGTAACTTCAAGACCTTATTTGGAAGGCTTGGTAGGTTTTGAACCTAAGAAATACCAATATGATACTAAGACTGTCGATGCTGATGGTATAGAACACTATTATCGTAATGGTAGAGAGTTCAAAGTTATGCGTAATACCAACATTCAGATGGGTGTAATCTCGAACCTTATTACAGATATGACTCTTAAAGGTGCACCTGACAATGAACTTGCGGCAGCAGTAAGACATAGTATGGTTGTTATCGATGCCGAAAAACATAAGCTCGATTATAGAGAAAGTTATGTGACTAACAACATTGCGTACTTACATAAGAAATGGCAAGGATATACCGATGAGTCTGGAAGACAGCATAATAAAGGCGCAGCTACTATAATTTCTAGAGCTAAAGGACCTTTGGACATAGAGAAAAGAAGAGGCCAGCCTAACATTAATGAGAAAGGTAAGTCTTGGTATGATCCAAGCAAACCTGAAGGCTCTCTCATTTATAAGACCGACCCTGATGCAGTAGAACCTATATGGACATATAGCAAGAAGACGGGTAAGAGAACGATGACCACCTCCGATGGTAGGAAAGTGTCGTATGACCCCACCAACGAGGAAGAGAAGGAGCTCTACAAGCCCGTTAAAAGAAAGGACCCCGATACTGGAGAAATCACCTATACAAATAAAGCCGGTACTATAAAGTATGCAACCAGAACCAAGACCCAGGAAAGCACTCGCATGGCCGAAGTTGATGATGCATACTCCCTTGTTTCTAAAGATAGGCACCCTAAAGAAATACTTTATGCCGACTATGCAAATAGTATGAAAACCCTGGCTAATAAAGCCCGCTTAGAGTACCTCCATGCCGGTAAAATAGAAGTATCCACCTCGGCTAAAAAAGTATATGCCGATGAAATAAAATCGTTAAACGAGAAGATCAATGATGCCGAGCTTAACTACTCCAGAGAAAGAGAGGCTCAGCGTAGAGCCAATGTTGAAAGGGACGCTAAAAAACAGGCTTATTTGGATGAGACCGGTGAGAAGATGAAGGGTAAAGATGTAAAGAAGATCTCCCAGCAGTCTCTAACTAAGTATAGACAAGAGGTAGGTACTATTTCTAGAAAAGAAAGAAATATAGAAATAACTGATAGAGAATGGGAAGCTATACAAGCAGGCGCTGTTAGTGAAGCTAAGTTATGGAAGATTCTTAATAATACTGATGCTGATAAGCTCAGACAAAGAGCTATGCCTCGTGCCACATCCACCCTTAGTAATGCTCAGATTTCTAGAGTAAAAGCAATGGCTGCTTCTAATTACACATTAGATGAAATAGCTAGAAAAATGGGTAAATCACCAACAACTATTTCTAAGTATTTGAAAGGAGAGAAATAATGGCAAGAAAAAGAGTTGCTATAACAACGTTCGATAATCCTTACAATCCTTTCGATCAATTCGTTGAATGGTTCTTGTTTGACATTGAAAAACAATACAATACTTGTTCTTTAATGGCAAGATTATCTCACCTTTCAGATGATATGACACAAAAAGAGGAAGATGAAGAAGTCGAAAGAGTAATTGATCGAATCATCGAACTTGATTTCAGAAATATTTACAAGAAAGTAACAAAACAACCAACAGAAAACCAAAATATTAACACACAAACATCATAAAAGGCATAGGGAGGGGGTCGAAAATATCACACCCCCTACCCAAAT